CTGCACCGAGAAGGGCACCATGCGGATGCACTGCAAGCGCGATGCTTCCCATACCATGACCTACGACTACGGTGGTACTGGTCACATCTGGGACGAGGGCGTCATCACTACCCCGCCTACTTATGAAGAGTACGGTGAAAAGACTCTGCATTGCAAGAACTGCGATGCGACCAAGACCGAAAAGGTCCTGCCCACCAAGTACACCTTCACCGTTACCGTTGTCCCGCCGACTTGCACCGAGGACGGCTACACGATGCACAAGTGCAATCAGGATGACAGCCTCTCCTACAAGGACAACATTGTACACTCCACCGGTCACCATGCCGCCAAGCGTGTCATAGAGCCTACCTGCAAGGAAAAGGGTCGCACCGAAATCTACTGCACCGTCTGCGGTGAAGTGAGCAGCACTTTCGATTTCACGCCCAAAAAAGACCACACTTGGGATAACGGTGTCGTAACTACAGAACCCACGGCTGAAAAAGAAGGCGTCAAGACCTATACTTGCAAGGTTTGCAATGAAACGAAGACTGAGACCATCCCGCGTTTGAACGGCAGCGGCAAGTAAGCTGCACGCTTACAAGAAGCACAAGAAGCACAAAGAGGAGCGTCTGCTTTAGCGGACGCTCCTCTTGCTGTGTCGAAATACCAAATTGGTTGGTATCATTCTTCGGTTTTCTTTTTGAGCCACTGTCTGCGCACAAACGGCATGACATAAGTCTCATCCTCATGCAACTCGAAGCCGTAGCTTTCTGCAATTTTCAGAGACCGTTCGCTCGCTTTTTGTCCGGCAGCATGTCCACGAGGTATTCGTTCAGAACGGTGGCTAAAGAGAGCACGTTATTGGTATACAGTTGGCACTCCCGACTCAGGGCTGGTGTAATAGCCATGTATACTCCTTAAAATGTTAGGTGCTCTAAGCAAAGCTGTGCTACGGGCAGAATTTTATGCGCTGTATCGTTGCGCAGGTATTTAGGATTAAGGTACCTGAGCCCGAACCGGACCCGGTCAAGCGCATCGGCATCTTTGAGAATCGTATACAGCAGCCAGATGCGGTCAATGTTCGGCAGAGAAAGGGCCTCCAAATCTCTGCGAGCGACAGCATCATCGAGGCAATGATACTCGATGAGAAATCCAGTACCGGGATTTTCGGGTTTGCGGTCAGCAGCATAAATATCGCGGGATGCCTTGCCATGGCTATCGTCAACGTAATCGTTCGTACGGCCGATGTCGTGGTAAATGACAGCATCCATCAGCATCTGCGTTTCTTCTTCGGAAAGCATAATGCCATCCATCTCAACGAGAAGCAGCGCGTTGAATAGTACACGCAGCGTGTGTAGGGCATCGTGCCCGGACTCATTTGCATCGAGTTTGCCATGAACTGCATACAGATGCCGAATCTCTTCGCGACCGGCTTGGTACAGGGGCATGATTTCGAGAATTTCTTCTTCGACAGATTCTAAGCCATACAGAGTATCGACTTTTACAGATTTCACGGCAGACGGCAAAATGACAACTTCAGCCTCATTTCTTTCGGGGAAGAACTCAATGATATCATCCTTCGATACCTCTGCCGATACGATAGTGCTGTCTTCAGCGCTCGGCAACCTGCAGGCAAAGAAACAAGCTGCTTTGTAGCTGACCGTCCACGAGAAAGACTGCGTATACGGCGTTGATTTGCTGCCCTCTCCGCGATAAACGGTAATTGTATCCGGGAACTTCCGAAGCTTTTCAGCAGTTTTCTTCTTCTGCTCCTCAGATTTACCGGACAGGACTTTGCGTATATCGGCTTCGTTTAGATTCGTGAACCCATAATCGGTCAATTTGTAATAATCCATAAAGAGGTCGTACAGTTCCGTTGAGGGCTCTGCGTTCTTGATATACTGCGAGAGCACCGAAACCCTGAAACTGTCTTCGAGAGAAAAGAGATACGACCGAATCCGCTTGACATTCCCCTCAGAAATTGCTTTTGCTATCGAGAGAATCCGATTTTGAAATGCTTCATCCGATTCGTTTGCAACAGATAGGCGCTTGTCGCCGTAAATCTGAAGATTCAAAACAATCGGGATGGTAGGATTTTGAGGCTCGCAATAATAGAGCGAGGACAGGATGTTGTAGGAGGCATAAATGTTCTCAATGGGAAGAAGCGGGTATTTCTCCTGAAATTCCCCGGCAGTCATGCCAACGGTATAGCCCTTCTTCTTGAATTTGGCGAAATCCTTTTTGGTTTTCACTTCCGATAACGGTAGCAGATTATTGAGGTTTGCCCGGTTGGTATTAACGAGAATGTCTCCGATAGTCATGAGTTTGGCGCAGGAAACCCGCGACTTTAGTCGTGGGAGGAATGCGCCCTTAGCTCCTTTCCGTGATATAATTTGTCGCTGCTTCCAGCAACATTTAAAGCACGGACTTGCCGGAGCAAGCCCGCGACTTTAGTCGTGGGTTATTGACGTGTGTATCTCCGCTCTGGACGAATTTATTTGCTTTAATTATACCACATTGCGGGTGCTTTTTCCATACAGGAAAGGCAAAGGGCAAACTGCAAATGAGTTGAGGGATTTGGTGCATCTCATTCCCAAAAAGTTGGAAATACGGACACTTTTAGGAATTGAGTTACAGAAAGTACGGACAAAAACTGCATCTCCTCCGAAAATTGCGTAGCTGCCGGAACTCAGGGGCGCGGGGGAAGGTCGAAGCGTAGCTGCTGATGCGTAGCCGCGTACAAAATGAGCCTGATTTTGAGAAAAAACTTGCAAAAAAGTGCGATTTGTGGTATAATACATTATAGAAGGCAGGAGGTATAGACTCGACGGTGTCATCGATGATGACCTTGTAAGCCGGTGCGGAGTAAACACCAAAACCTTCGACCCGTCAATGACGGTTGCGGCACTTGAATGTGCTGCGCTGCAGAGATGCAGCTTCCTTCTTTCTATCAAAGTGAGAACCCCTTGTACCGGTCATTCGGTGCGAGGGGATTCCTTTTTGCTTTTTTTGCTTGCGTGTTTGTGCGAATTGCATAGAATAAGAATTGTACAAGCGGAAATGGGTCTGGCGGGTTCTCGAACCTCTTTCTCTTTCCCGCCGAACAGAAAACCTTCCTTTCTAAGTGCGATTTTTTGCATATGCCATCATGTCTGCCCGCTTGTACATCCTAACCTGCCGGTCACCGCCTTTGGCTGGCAGTTTTTATACCGTGGCTGCGTGTTCGTGGTCACGGTTTTTCTTTTGGGTAATTTTGCAAGCTTCGCCACCTTTAGGGGACGACACTCTTTACATGGCGAGCGGCGGGTTGCGGGGGACTGCACCCCGGATAATAGCGTTCAGAACGAAAACGGCACTGAAATCGGAGAAGCACACTATGGGGTGATATGCAGAATGCAACCTCGAATACTGCGAGGAATACATCAAATGCGATACGCTGCCCGAATAAGGCAGAAAGGAGAAAAAATCATGAACAATACAATCGTTTCTCCTGCCGAATATTTCGAACAGGTAAAAAGCCGAAAGCGGACAATGACGGCTGACGGACTTTCTCAGCTATATGAGAATTGCCTTGCTCTTCTCGAAGAGTATCAGCGTTCCGGACAAATTGCTGCGCAGAAAAAGATGCTTTTCCACATCGACAATATAACACGAGAAAAGAAGCTGCTTGACCTCGGCATTGATACCTTTGTCTACAAAAGTGATGTGGACGATTTTATCCACATGGTAGACAACAAGGTCGTCAAAATTGTGGAGCTGGAGAATTATCAGCGGCGGATTCCGGAAGAAATCATTCGGAAAATCGAGTGTTGCAAGGGCATTTTCGATAAGATGTATGTAGTCTTCACGGATTACACAAAACGAGAAGAGCGAAGAGTCGAGGCCATCAAAAGAGAAAAAGACCCCATTCTTTTTGGAACTTTCCAAGATACCGCAACAAGAACCGTGGTAGAACGCTTTTATTTCATCGGTGATTGGACGGATGAATATTGCGATTTAACATTGGATAAGATGGTTGCCGTTGTCAAAGAAAAAGCCGACAGGGACATCGTAAAGAAGTTTTCTACGCCAGAAAACATCCGCGAGCTGAGCGACCAGCTTAATAATCTGGATGAATCTATGAACGGGTTGTACCGCCAGCGCGAAAAGGCTCCTGCACCCAAGAAAGGATTCTTCGACCGAGTACGCACAGCGTTTCGTTCTCTGAAAGGAGAATGAAATGGCAAAAGTGGATTTGACCGAGGATGAAGTCTATTCGCGACTTCGCTCTGTTTCTAATTCAAAACAAAACGGCATTTACGATGCTTTACGTTCCGCCGATATTCCTTGGGACTTTTCTTCTCCTCTTACTTTGCTTCGTGTCGTTCGCACAGAAGCAGAATTGACACCGCTGGTTTTTACTGGTGATGCAGAGACCGTCAACTTTATGAAAGAGGTTGCGGAAGTAGAAGAAGGGAAGAGATGTGATTGCTGCGGTCAACTTATCACAACGCCCTTATGGGATATGCCCTATGGTTCGTTGTGTGATGAATGCAGCAAGCGCCTTACCGAACAGGTTTACGGCAAGTACGAAACGCCTTGGCAAAAAGTAGAACAGGGGATAGAAGAGCGTTCCACTCCTTGGTGGTTTGACCTATAAGCCCCAAAACGCGAGGATTTTATGCAACCAATAATCAAAACTAACGCCTGGTATACACTGGTGACAGGCAAAAGCGAGGTCATCAACGCATCATGGTGCAAGCAGCAGCTTGCCAGGATTCTGAAGAAAAGCACCGATACAATTATCCTGTTCGATGTGACCGGCAACTATGCAGCGCTTGTATTAGACCACGACAGGCTCATCCCCGGGCAAATACCGATGGCGGTCAAGCAATATAAATCTACTCCGAAAGGTTTTGTCCTTGCGCATTCCGTTAAGGTCGATGTCGAGAATGCGCAGGAACCCCGGCTTCTGGTTTTCGATGTTAGCCGCGTGATGGCGGTCTCGTGGAAGAAGGGCATTTCCGCTATTACGAAAATTCTGGAAGTCTGGATGATGTGCTGCGAACCGCAAGCAGAACCAATCTGGCTGTTCCTGAATATCGACCCGTATGGTTTCGAGTTGTCGGATAGCGAGAGCTGGGAATGCCTGGAACGCATTGTTAAGGAAAAGGAATTCAAGGTAAAACCTGTCTTCCTCACTAAGGGTAAGACTGAGCGAGAAATCAATGAACGCCTGCACATCAAGGCGTAACGGCGGAGGAATCCGCTAACTGTCTTTTCAAAGCGGCCTCCACGGGGCAGACAGTGGGCAACAGCTTTTGCTGGCGAACGGCTTTCAAATCAAAACAAAAAATTATCATAAATCACGGAGGAAATACTATGACTAACGAGCAGCTGAGAATCGCATTGGTTGCAAACGCCGTTACCCGTTCGAACCGTATCGGTTTCGACTTTCAGGACCCGGCAGGCAAGACTCTTGACGAGTACACGAAAGAAGCCATGATGCAGTGTGTCCGTGTCGCGCAGAAGATGCGTCAGCCGGGCCTTGATAAGGAGTTGGCGGGACAGGTTTTTCCCATCTACACTATCGGGAACTGGGCGCGAGAGAAGGTCGTCTATGACTTCGACAAGGATTTTCAGGAACTGCTGATGGATACGGACGACATCGTCATCCACCACGAGATTCTCGAACGCCTCGCATTCAAGGACTTCTATCTGCCGCTGTATGACAGCAAGGATTACTGCGGTATGTTCGTACATATCGAGTTCGAGCCCAAGACCAAGGATACCTTCATCGGCATCGTGTTGGTCGGTGGCGTTGCGAATGAGAAGGAGAACTATGCGTTCCTGTCTCTGCCCGCCTGGATTAAGGAGGGGCAGACGCTGACGGAAGCGACTCGAAGCACAAAACAGTATATTGAGAAAACTGCGAATCAGCGCTCTACCACCGATGTGGCGGTCCCCGATACGATGGAGGAGATTCCTCCCGTCTACAACGAGGGCACGCCGTATGTTCGTCTTGCGATGCTCTGCGCCTACTACCTCGCGAGCAAGGGCTCTGATGTACACCTCAATCCTATCAAGAAAGAGGACCGTCAGCCGTTTATGTTCAAGGGCAAGGCACAGAGGGTCAATGTCAAGGTCTTTACGGTAGGAGACCATGTGGCAGAGAAGTACAAGAATGAGGGGGGCGGGAAAGCACCGCGCTGGCGTCACTACTGGGGCGGGAACGGCCGCGAACGCCGTGAGTGCAAGTTCTCGTTCTGAACAAACAACGGGTGACTGCTATGGATATAGTCAATGTCTGTACGGCGGGACTGATGCTGTCATCGGCTGCGCTGTTTGCGGGAAACGCTGTGTACGATTATAAGTTCGGGAAGAAAACGACGGCGGCTATCCGGCAATTTGAGAGCGGGAAGCCGTCTTCTGTCATCGACGATGTGTTGAATCAGACTCTTCTCGCAATCGTAATTTGTACCGGAATTGCGTTTGTTTTCGAGGAACTCGCCTTACGCCTTCAAAGCATCGAAAATGTGCAGGCACAGTACATGGTGCAGTTCAGCCTTAATGTCTTTATACTGGTCAGCGTACAGGCTTTGATGTCTATTGCCTCCCTGCTTACTGCGTCCACCGTGGCAATGTTCAGGCTCAAGCGGAGAGGACTGACGAAGTTCACCATCATGACATACCTCTGCAAAATCGCAGAAAACCTCGCGGGCGTGTATGTGCTTGTCAAACTGGCTGTCAGCTACTTGCAAGCGATTTAATATCACCTAACATCGAATAAATTTATAACATTGGCTGCGCAGGATAAGTCTTGCCGCTTACAGAAAAAGGAGAACACCATGAGCACTGAGTTGGTCGCCATTGAGCGCATCACGATTCGGAAAGGGGACAACAACGCGGACGATATCCGCAGCTGCCTCGCACATTATCTGCTTCAGTTTATCAATTCCGCCAGCATTGAATCTCTGTCGATGCATAAGCTGAGCATCAAGGTCGATGGCAAGACGGTATTGTTTGTTCAGGATAAGACCGGCGGCGTGGGTCTGAAAGGTCTTGATACCGACTGGCAGCACACGCCGGAAATGTCCGCAATCCTTGACCGGCTGGTGACGGATGTGGATGTTGAGGTGTTCCTGTCCTATGAGATGATTCACTTTTTCAGCACAGAGAACTTCTACGGCTACAATTTCTGGAGCGAGGTGCTGCAGGAATACGGCTGCGAGACGGTTCGGTACAAGGGTCTCGAATACTACGATGTGGAGAGCAATGTCGTCATGTTGTCCTTTGACGGCAAGGAACTCTGCGACAACCCCGACTATGTGCCGGAATCGGCGGTTAAGGATATCCATAAATGGTTCTGTTACACCTTCGAGATGTCGCTCGAACCCGATACGCCGTTCACTGCCGCACAGGTAGATAAGATGCTCGCTGCCATCGAGTCCGTGCATGGCGTCTTTGGTCGGGAAGAGGACGATGTTGCGGATGTGGGGGAGGATTACCTGTCCATCTGCACCGGCGTGACGCTGACCGACAAGGAGGTCCCGGCGTTTGCTGCGTTCTTGCAGGCAATGTCGGATGTCGCCAAAGAACTCGATACCACACTCGACTATACCGCAGAGTTCACCCCGGCAGAGATGGAAACCTTTGCAGCCATGATTATGGATGACGACAATGGCAAAATCGTGCCGAGATATTACCGCTACTGATACGCCAAAGCCTCACCAGTCATTGGTGGGGCTCTTTTTTTGTATGGGAGAGAGAAAACAATGATTTACAGAAACTTTTTGCAAGACGATTGCCGACATCCCAGAGCAAGACCGGAAAATTTCGGAATTCGACCATGCGCTCGGCAAAATCTGCGACTCAGCAGTAGTGTTCGATGCTGACGAGTCAGCCGCCGCAAGCTTGCGACTTCAGTCATGAGTTAGGCGGCTTTTCTCTTGATGGGAAATGAAGAGCACACCCCGTCTATTGCTTCAAAGCTTAGGCGGGGTAAGCTCGTTTCTTTGGTCAAATATCGGAAAATACAGTTTTCCTGTTTATTCCAACTCGGATATTGCACATATGTGCGAATTGCATACAATAGAATTGTAGAATACTTTGAGGGAGGTGAGTGCTTTGAATATTACATCCAGCTATCAAGTCAGAATTGTCAACTGCAGTGTCAACCTTAACGATACGGTTCGTGTATATCGGGAAGCACTCTCCTACCTGATTGGTATTGTCAACGAGAACTGGGATGCTGTAAAAAGCATAACCACCGGAGCTTTGGAGCAGCGACGCTATATTGAAAAGTTGGTTCATGGCAATAAAAACCGTGAAGCCAAATATCCGGAATTCGATAAAAAGTTCCGTAAGTATCCTTCGTACTTGCGCCGTGCAACCATTACAGCTGCTATCGGTGCAGTGAGCAGTTCCCGCAGCAATCTTGCTAATTGGGAAAACACCGACAAGCAGACGGCTGTGCCTACGCTTCAGATTGATAGAAAAGCATTTCCTACATTCTTCCGCGATGATATGTTCGAGGTGGAAGGCGCACCCGAAAAGGTGAAAGTTCCAAAGAATCCGAAAGCCAAGGACAAGCTCACGCCGGAAGAAAAGAAAATCGAGAAGGAAAAACGTCAGGCTGCTCAGTTAAAGAATTCTCAAAATGAGATTACAGCTCTAAATGACAAACATACGGTTCACCTGAAAGTCTATCATAAGAACGACTGGGTGTGGGCTACTGTCACTTTGCGTAAAACCGATATTGCCTACCTGCGCAAATATTGGATGCACGCCTGCGCCTCTGCGCCTGTACTCGAAAAGCGTTTCGGTAAATACAGCCTGCGCTTTTCGTTTGAGGAAAATATACCCCTTAGTAAAACGCCTATCAAAAAGCAACGAATCTGTGCAGTCGATTTGGGTCTTAATACAGACGCAACTTGCTGTATCATGACCGCAGATGGAACTATCCTTGCAAGAAAGTTTATCAATTTTGCAAGTGACAAAGACCATCTGTATCATGTGCTCAATCGCATTAAGAAGTTTCAAAGACTGCACGGTTCTCGCGAGGCACATAATTTTTGGGCATATGCCAAACGCATCAATGATGAGTTGTCCAAAAAGATTGCCTCTGCCATTGTAGAATTTGCGGTTCTCTATTCTGCTGATGTAATTGTTTTCGAGCACTTGGACTTCAAGGGTAAGAAGGCATCTTCCAAAAAGCAGAAGATTCAGATGTGGCGAAAGAACGGCATCCAGCACATTGCGGAGCATAAAGCACACCGCTACGGCATCCGTATTTCGCATATCTGTGCTTGGGGCACAAGCAAACTTGCCTTTGATGGCAGTGGTGCCCTGAAGCGGGATGAAACCAATCATGCCCTTGCAACTTTTGCAAACGGCAAACAATACAACTGCGACCTAAGTGCGAGCTACAATATTGGCGCTCGCTACTTTGTCAGAGAGTTGCTAAAACCCTTGCCAGCGATGGTGAGGTCTCAGCTTTCGACTAATGTTCCGAATGCTGAGCGTAGAATCCAAGTTACACTTGCCACGCTTAAAGTTCTGTATCCTGAGCTAAAAAACTCGGCACACAGGCAGCGTAAGATGTACAGATGCTAACTGAGTTATTAGTTTTCTTGCGGTGATGGCTTCCGTCTGGACGCTTGAGCTGAGGGATTACCGTATCTTTCGTTAGAACGCCGCTACCCATAAAAAGGGCGGGAAGCCCATGACTTCAGTCGTGGGAGGATTCACAATCTGTATCTTGCTGCATTGCTCCGCATCCTCAAAGAAGAACTGGACGACAAGGCGGACACCATTGAGTGGTGGCTGTATGAGGATATTCGCAAATGTATCTGGTTCGACCTCGAAGATGGTCGCCGGATGCGCTACGACATGCCTACCGCCGAATCCCTGTATGACTACTTGACGCTGCCGTTTGAGCAGCTTCCTCTCGAGGTAGAATCATGATTTTCATTTTTTCGCTTGTCATTGCAGCGCTGCTTTGCATTGCATCGTTCATTTGCTACAAGGTGTCGGGCAAGATGCTGGATGAGAAAGACGCGGAAAAATGCGCAAAGGAAGCAGAACTCGAAGAAAAACTGATAAACCGCATGATGCAGACCAGAAACAAGGCAATGTCGGACGATGAGTTCAGCTTCGGCGGGGCGTATGAGGCATTGGTCATTGAGGGAGAGCGTCAGACACAGATGGAAGATACGGAAAATGAAATTAAAGCACTAACGGATAAAATTCGTCTGCTGAGTATGGTCGAACAAATCTCATACCTTATGCTTTCATTCGGTATTATGTTCACCTGCATGCTTCTATTCGTGACCGGTATTATCGCTGTTGGGGCGCTGGCTGCGAACGTGTATACTAAATAAATGTTCGGAACGGAAAGAAGGGAGACACAATGAGCAAGAACCCGAAAATTGAAGACATCGTCTTCAGATACGGCGATGATGACTACTCTTTCTGGATACCGGACATCTCGATAGAAGAGAACGAGAAATTCGTGCAAACGCTGTTTGCGGCCTTTGAGGATAATGGCTGTTCGGTGCGCGGCACAAAGAAGGACATCCTCGATGCCATCCGAGAAAACACCTGAAACGATAGGTGCGAATCGCAGAAAAATATTATGTGCTCGACACGAGCGTTCTTCTGTCATCTCCGTACTCTAACGAAAAACAACATTGACCAGACACATTTCTAAGCGCTGCGACATTTTTCTGGGGGTTTGCAAGGCCGTTTGCAACATTTTTCCAAAATTCACCGATATTTTTTGCAGTCATCCATCACGGATGGCTGCTTTTTTGTTTTTACGCGAAAAAGTTGCCGATTTGTGCGAATTGCAGATAATGAAAATCAAGGGCAGTCATAGCGGTGTTGTCCGCACAGAAATTATCAGAAAGAGATTTTCCAGACGCCGTCTGGAATTTTGGAGGAATCATAGATGTACGGTAAACCGATGAATTTTATAGACTGGCTGATTGATATGCCGGAAGAGTTTTCATTTTGGGTAGAGGACCAGATAGCAGTAATGTCGCCGGTAACGATTGCCGTGGTAATTGTTGTCGCATTGGCTGTTTTGGCCGGTATATGGCTTCTCGTCGTCTCTGCCGCCAAGAAGGATGTGCGCAATACCAGCGAGATTCTGGCGGGCGTTGAGGAAGTAAATCAGGGATATGAGTTCTATGATGTGGACGAAGAAATCCGCCTTGAATACCCGCTCGAATCCCTTGAAGAGTATAAGGGCACTTCCCTCGATAAGCTGTTCATGAGCACTGTTCGGAAAAAGATTCCCCAGTTTGAGGAGGTTTTCGGATGGGCGCAATCGAATGTAATTCAGTTTGCGGCATATAAGGAAGAACTTAAAAGCATCCCTAACTGGACCGAGAAGGACGATGATTGCGGAAGAAGAATCCCTTTCTGGCTGTATAAGCACTATGAGAAGAAACTGGTCAATGCAGCGGTGTTCGGCACTCCCGTGACCGAGACGACCTTCATTGCGGTGAAGCAGTATGTCCCGCATAAGGGCAAGCCGATGGAGGAGTCTAAGACCTATTCGATGGCAGAGGCTAAGGAATTCGTAAGACTCGCTAAAGCGCACGAACGGGAACGCCAGCAGCGGGAAAACGAGCGGAGGCAGGCATCCTCGCAAATCAAGTATGAGGTTTTGCAGCGGGACAGGTTCCGGTGCGTTGTCTGCGGCAGGACCCAGGAACAGGGCGCGAAACTTCATATTCAGGCGGTAAAGCCGCTTCCGAAACATGAAAGACCGTCTGCAGATTGTTTCCGAACCGTGTGCGAGGATTGCCTGAGAAGGAAAGGGTGAGGGGCAGAGATGTTTTGTATATGCGTACTTATCATAGCAGCAGCTGCTGTGTATATGGTCGAAGCGTATATCCATACCTACTACGCGATTGAGTATATGCACGGCGCACCGCTGTTCTTTGTACTTCTTGCAAAATACGCGGCACCGGTACTGTTCCTGCTCCTGTGCGGATACTTTGTATTCCGGTACAGGGAGAAGCGGCGGGAATCGGAAAAGCCTGCGCAGGATAAGCCCATGAACCGAGAAGAAGTCTATGCGGAGAAAATTAACGCGACCGTAAAAACGAAAGCAGTGTTCTCGGACCAAGCAAACCAGATGCTATATCAGGTCATGCGGTTCGGACAGAAGATGGCGGTAGCATACAGCATGACACAGGACAGCAAGACTTCCGGGGAGCAGGCAAAGTGCCTGACGCTGTTGGCATCGGCAGAACGGATATTTTATGACCGGCTGGATGACGCTATCCGCTCGGCATCGATGTTCGATGAGACAGAATACAAAGCTTTCCAACAAGGCATTATCTCGTTCGGAGATACCGATACCGCTAAAAAGAAGCAGGAGATATACGCCGGTATCATCAAGACGATAAACAATGTGGTCTATGATAATGAGCGTCTTATCCTGCGCTTAGATTCTCTTGCCTACGCACTCAATCAGCGCTCAGCACAGAATCCGTGGGATACCGATGTGGTCTTGGCAATGTCACAACTTGATGATGTCATCAGCAAAACAAATCAAGACCTTGAACAGGACGAGGAAATCAGTCGTGAGGCTCTGAAAAAATACGATTCTTTGAATGGAGGTAATTGACAATGGCAAGAAAAGGTGTGTTCCCGATAGTAGCGACCTTAGCGGTCGTTGGCGTGGTATTGGCGGTGTTCTCCCAGACGGTGATGCGGGACTCGAATATCAGCACCAATACGATGACAACGGAGCAGGCGTATGCGGATTTGAGCGGGAAGATGAAACGCATCGGTGTACAGGAAGTATCCGTCAACCCGCAGCAGCTTGATGTATCGGAGTTTTTGGGCGCGAAAGATGAGTTGCCGGATATCGACTCCTCCTACCCGTTTGTGGTAGAGGGAAACGGTGATGTCAACATTGAAATCTTCTCTTCCGGCGAGAAAGCAGCAGAATCCGGTTCTGATTCTTTCCTGACCAGCATGGCAAAGAAGTTCAACGCCCAGCACAATAAGACTTCCGGAGACAAGACTATGAGCGTATCCCTGCGCTCCGTTCCGTCCGGCACAGCTGCTGAATACATCTCAACGGGAAAGTATCAGCCTGAGTGCTATACCCCTTCAAACACGCTCTTTGGCGAACTGGTGAAGAACGAGGGCGTAGAGTTGACCGTTGAGGCTGACCGTCTGGCCGGCAATGTGGCGGGAATTCTCGTATCGAAGAAGACAGGGGATATGCTCCGCTCTGAATACGGTGAAGCGTCTGTTTCTTCCGTTCTGAACGCAACCATCGATGGCAAACTCATGATGGGGTACTCGAACCCCTACACGAGTGCTACGGGTCTCAACTTCCTGCTTGCGGCCCTTGCGAGCAGCGGCAGCGATACGATTGTCGATACGGCTGCTGTTGAGAATTTCCAGAAATTTCAGGCGAACGTGCCGCTCGTATCCTTCACGACCCAGCAGATGGTCCAGTCGGCAGACAAGGGCATCGTGGACGGTGTCGTGATGGAGTATCAGTCCTACCAGAATGACCCGACATTACAGCGCAACTACGAGTTCATCCCGTTCGGTGTCCGGCACGATAATCCTCTGTATTCCATCGGGAATGTCTCTGCGGAGAAGAAGGAAGTTATTGCTGCCTTCGTTTCCTTCTGCGCTCAGAACCAGGCAGAGGCGACGAAGGACGGGTTCAATGGCCTCGACGACTATGCTTATACAGGCAAGTCATACGATGGCAATACCATCGCACAGGCTCAAAGTGTCTGGAAGGAAGAGAAAGATTCCGGTATTCCTATTGTGGCGGAGTTCGTTGTCGATACTTCAGGGTCGATGCGCGGAGAACCTATCAATGCACTGAAAACAGCCATGATTAACACCATCCAGTATATCAATGACGACAACTATATCGGCATCATTGGCTTCGATTCGGATGTCAGAGAATACCTGCCTATTGACCAGTTCTCTCTGACTCAAAAAACTTTGTACAAGGGTGCTGTAAATTCCCTCGACGCGAACGGCAATACCGCTATGTATAACGGTCTTTGCGTTGCAATGGACCGTATCTATAAAAAATCTCAGGAACTCGGCGGGAATTGCACGCCAATCATCTTTGTATTAACAGACGGAGACAGCAATACTGGTTATAAGTTCTCTGAGACAAAGGACATTATTGCAGGTATGAACATTCCCATCTATACCATCAGCTACAACTATGCAGCGGATAGTCTTTCGGAGCTCGCTTCCATCAACGAGGCGGCAGCTATCGTTGGCAACAGCGAGGATATCACCTACAAGCTCCGCAACCTGTTTAACGCAGAGATGTAACTCAAAAGCGCGGTTTTGTCCGCGCAGCTGCTCCAAAAGACAGCCTCCACGCGGCGAGCAGCGGGCAACGGGAAACAGTCCCGGCAAATCGTCTTTCAGAACGGAAGGTGGGATAGCACTATGCGAGTACAACAGGTCCCGAACTCTCCCTATTTTATCCATTACGACGATAACGGTTATTGCTGTATATCCAAAAGCAGAGAAAGCCAAGAACCTATCCCGGAATCTGAGATGCAAGCGTTCCTCGGCGCAGTAGCCAATGGCCTGCTTTATATCGAAAAGGAACGAAAGAGCAGATACCAGCGCATCGACGAGGCCGAAAAAGCAGCTTTTGCCAAAGGCGAAGCGAAAGGTCAAGAAGATAAGCTGCTCGCCACGGTAAAAACGTTGGAGGATGAGCGGGAACAGAACCAATATCACGGGTCCGGTGGTTTTCGAGATGGGGATGAAATTCTCCATGAATTAAACGAATGGTTGATGTGTGTATGACTATGATGGGAAGTATTCCGATTCCAAATACCAGATTTTATCTGACAAGCATCGACGGTAAGAAATGGTTTATAACAGAATATTACAGGACTGCGCCGTTTAACCCAGATAAGGAAACATATGACTTGTACAAGGCGTTCGCGGAAGCTTTTCAAGAAAACGAACGAGAAGAGCGAGAGTTTTCTGAAAAGCTCAAAAAAGCAGTGAAAAAAGCCTACGGTAACGGCTTAAACGCGGGACGACACAGCCATCTGCAGGCTCCGTCAAGCCTAAGCGAAGGTAGACCGGGACGTGAACAATACGATGGTTTCTATGCTTGGTATGCTGCGCACGGAAGATAAGAGAACAAATTGAAAGGAGGAAACAGCTATGCCACTTTATTCACGAGAAGATGCAGAAAAAGCCTGCATTGAAGCTATTGAACATGCTCGCGCAGTTAATAATAATACTACTGACAAACAGTACAAAATCGAAGAACGGCACAGGAAAGCGGCAGAACGAATATGAGCATAGCAAAAATCGAAACTGCATCAGGCGTAACGCTGGTCCTCAATGGCAACACGGTCTTTGCCTCGGACGATACATCCTACTGGCTGCAAGGGGCAAAAGTCATTGGTGACGATGGGCATGTCTATGGGCATGCCGAGACTATTCGAGACGCCCTGTGCCTCGTCTTGGCAAAGTACGGCGGGCTAAAGGGAAACAGCGCAAGACAAACAAAACCAATAAAGGCGGTGAGAGCATGGTAGTATATACGAAATCAGGCGTGACGGTGAATTGCTGCGGTAATCTCTTCATTGCATCGGACGGCAAGACCTACAACCTCTGCGGCAGGATGCTGACATGCAGTGGCAAGGTCATTAGCTGCAACTGTCAGTCAAAAGAAGAAGCGCTGGGTACGGTTGTGGGGCTGTACGGCGGTCGAAGATTCTAGGGAGGTACAATATGCAAACGGTCATGACGAACAGCGGCGTCGAGCTGCGTGTTGAGAGCAACATCATTTACACAACCGATTCGAAGGCATTCTGGCGCAGCGGGAACATGCTGGTCGGAAACGGTACGGTCATCAGCTACCAGTGCCGCTCGATGAATGAGGCGGTCGATATGGTTGCCGCCTTGTACAACGGAAAGAGAGCAGAAGCAACGCAGGCATAATCCTCTATAAAAGTATACGCCGTTCACCTTTTCAGGTGGGCGGCTTTTTGTTTTGTGTATATAGCGATTCGGGGGACGAAGCGAGCCGATTTTGCCAGTACTTTGATATTCTGCGGTATGATTTCCGGCAATTTGATATTCTACGGGCAGTTGCACAGCCGTGCGAATTGCATACAATGGGAATTGGAGAACAAAAAGAGCGATGCAAGGATATATTTGCAATAAATATGGCGGCTGCTTTTGGTATTCACGAAACAACACGAAATAAACCGAAACGCGAAGAGGATACAAGAAAAGACGAATAAAATCCGGCTGAGGCGGATAAAACTTGCACCGAGTAGTTTGAAGTCCGGACAATGGGACAGCTAAAGTGGTAGAATGAAACTAGGAATACCTAAAATCAGATTTAACCGAAAAAGCAAAAAAACATGAATGATTAGTTGCTAAAAACGTAACTGCTCGCGTATATACCCGGCCAAAAGAAATGACACAAATCTGTTTAGAAAGGATAGGCACAAAATGGCAAGGAGAAAAGCAAACGACTTGGAAAATCAGATGTCGCTCATGGACATGATGGCGTCGGAAAGCCCCGAATACACCGAGGAAGGCCCGGAAGAACTCTTGGACCCGGGTGAAGATACGGGGGACAGTGATGGGCAGACGGATAAGCCCTTCAAACTCGTGGCGAACAAAACCACGAAGGCAAAGGCGAGCATCTCCACGCAGGCGCTGAGTGTTGTGAAGGCGATATATGCTGATACGGTCGAAACGAATTGGGAAGAGTTGTTTGACGGGTTCGACAGACTCTATGCTATCACTTTTTCGTCCGGTATCGAGTTCGTGAATAAGGTCATCAACAAGTTCTCGTATGCGGAAGTTGTGTTCGGCTACGAGAAAATCATCGCCAGCGACATCGCTGCCATCATGTCGGTGCAAATCGACAGCGTGCAGCGGCTCGCTAAGTCTAAGTCGGCAGGGAACCTCGCAAACCGGCTCTATGACGGGTCCTTGCAGCTGTATGTATCGCGGGACACGAAATCGCACGAGAAAATCTTTATCTTGGAGAGTGCTGACCATAAGCGGGTCCGAGTCATCACCGGCAGTGCGAATATGTCGGCATCGGCGTTTTGCGGCATTCAGCGAGAGAATATCGTTTGCTTTGATGACGAGGCGGCATTTTCGCATTATAAGGTCTTGTTCGAGACATTCAAGGAGACCTGCTCCGACAATGTCTCCTATAAGGCAGTCGTGAACACAATGAACCAGAAAGATTATCTGAAAGAGAACATCAAAGAAGTACCCGTCTTCCAATCCATTGAAAAGCAGAAGCTTGTCTTTCTGGAACAGGCGCAACCTGAGGACGAGGTGGAATACGAGATAGTTGCCGATGTCAAGAAAATGCAGAAGCTCGTCAAGCCGATTATGCCTAAGATGGCGGTACAGGCAAATCGTATTGTGGTAGCAGCGGAACCGATGCGTGTTTTTACGAAACGATATACCGAGGTTCGGCGTGTAGCAGCTGAGGCAGTTAAGCAACTCCCGAAACTACATATCGACTATGATGCCGGGACCATGACCTTCAACGACGAGAATATCGACCTCAATCCGAATCTCAGCGAGGTGGCAAAGAACATCAAGAGCATCCAGACGTTCTTCTCAGGCATGGACTACTTTTATGGCGATGTCGAGCAGGCTAAGAAGGACTACTTCAAGTATATGACATGGTATCTGGCTACCCCGTTCATGGCGTACCTGCGGTATTTCGCATCAAGGAATAACTACGATACCAAGCTGTTCCCGATGTACGGCGTTATATACGGTGATTCTAATGGCGGCAAGACGACCTTTATCAAGTTCCTTGTCAAACTCATGTGCGGCGAGACCGTCAAGATGAACACAACGGAGGATTTTACAGCCACAAGAATCGACGGCCTCAAACGAGTATGTGAGGGACTGCCGCTGAACATCGACGACCTCGCCAAGACCCAGTTCCAGAACCATTCAGAACGGGTAATCAAGAACGATGAATGGGGAATCTCTGATAGGCTCGTGAACTATCCTGCTGTATCTATCACATCCAATAAAATCACTTCGTTGACGAAAGACCTCTCGAAACGTGCTATCATCTGTCGAATCGGTGCTAAAATCGACAATGAGCGCGGTGCCAAGAACTCGAAGCGTGTGAATGAGAGTATGTCGGAGCTGACTACCGCGTTCTATGGGGAGTATGTCCGCCGAATGCTTGTTAGCATCGATGAGATGACGACGGAAATGCGTGAAAATGCGAATGGCAAAGAATACTTCCCAGATATCTTCCATGCCTCGTCCAGTGTGATTGCAGATATCTTCGAGGCTTGCGGAATCGATTTGCCGGACTATGTGCGCATCCTGTATTACAACGACTACATGGGTGATGAGAGCATTGGCCGTGCTGCGATTGAGAAAATCGAACTGGCATGGCAGGCAGACCCGAGCAAGTTCCGGGTTGATAAGAAGCAGAACCGGCTCATTTACTCCTATCCGCCGGATGGACCGTGGTACGAACTGAAATACATTGCAGACGAGCTGCCAAACTCCCTTGAAGCAGAGATTTCGGGCGGCAACCAGCTTATCATGAACTACGAGCAGGCACAGGAATTGTTCGGTATCAAGTTTCGGCGCTGGCTGGGCATCTTTAATCTTTAATGCGATAGGCAGGTTCTTTCCGGAGTCTGCCTTTTTATTTCGCAAAAATTGTTGCCCATTCGTGCGAATTGCGTACTATGAAGTATACAGGCAAGCGGTATTGCCGCTGAAAACGATTGCCGAACAGAGAAAGGAAATACTATGAACGAGCAGAATTTCGTTGAAGATACTCAGGATTCTACCGAGGACATTCAGTATCAGGCGTATGTCGCACTGGTCGAGGATTTCAAGGAATTCATCGATACGACAGTAAAGGCCGGCAAGGATTCCTATAAGCATGTAGACTTGTTCAACGGCAAGCCTTTAGAGGAGTCCGTGACGCATACTGTGCCGCTGGAAGATGACAAGGCACAGCTTCTGGCTGCGGCGTGCATGGACTTGGCAAACTCGACTCTGTGGCTGTACTACCACCAGAATAAGTTCAAGGATACGGAGTTCGCCGAGGTCGTCAACAACAACTATCCGAAATATCAGGTCCGAGTACAGCAGGAGATGAACCAAGAGGGAGGACAGTTTTATCTGCGCAGCTGGTATTCGCTGGCTCAGAAGATTTCCAGAGAGTGCCAGTTGAAAGCGTTCGAGGGCTACAAGCCCAAGGAGCAGATGACCTATGTAAACATCTATCTGCTCGTCTATGCTGCCATGAAGTCCCTGAAAAATGGGTCTTTGAGACGTATCATGGCAAATGTCGAGCACGACTCCGATAAAATCGGAAACCTCGCGTTCTATTTCTTCACCTACATCCTTGAAGTGTTAGAGAGGCCTCTCGGATAAAAGAATAACCCTGCACATGCTGCTTTGGTGTGTGCAGGGCTTTTTTGTTTGTGGGGGATAGGCTCGGAACGATATGCGGAACAATATCAAAACCAAATCGACATTGTTCCGATGCATTGTTCCGACAGGCTGGTTTTGTTCAAGGTGTCTGCCGCACAATCTAAATAATCTTTTTTAAAAGGTGACATCAAATAAGCTCCGGGGGCTGTATTGCTCCCGGAGTTTGCTATTATTTGGGGTGCATCGGCTTGTTGCAATCCATACACAAGATGCGCACAAAGCGTGACCCCCGCTATTTTCGTTCTGAACACAGATTGCCTTTGCTAGGCGGTGTTGAGGACACGAATTTTTGAAAAAGCGGTGCAGAAAATTTCTCTCAATAGGCTCATCCACAGAAAAACATGGAATACAACCGAAAACTCGCTGGAAAAAGTGCGGATTTCAGCAAAAACTCGTTGGGAAAATGTGCAAGGACACAAAACTGGTAGGAGTTGCAACTCGTACACAATACTGAGAGTTTTCTTCGCCACGCTCAAAAAAATGGGTACGCCCGCACTATATCGGCATACCGATATACGACAACTAAATGATGCAGCGCAGCGAGCGCCATTTTCGTTCTGAGCACAGTTTCCTCTTGCCAGGCTGTGCAAATGGTATACACTTATAATTGTACGATAGATAGCAGCATAATAAACGACTTCCGTACAATTCACATTCTGACGAAGAAGAGCAGATTCACCCCAGTGGTGCGTCTGCTCTTTTTTTGTTGCCAACGAACGAAAGAGGTGCAAAACCATGGCAAAACCCTGGACAGCAGAAGAATTAGCGATTATGAAGCAGCGGTATCCGAAAGAGGGCGCGAGCGATGCGCTCGTAAAGACCTTGAACCGCACGAAGCAGGCGATTCACTTCAAGGCCCAGCAAGTTGGGCTTCGCGATGCGAATCGAAAGAGATTTACTGACGAGAACATCGAAATTCTGAGAGAGCGGTATCCGAACGAGGGTGCCAGCAAAGACCTCCAGAAACTGCTCGGTAGAAGCGCCGCAACCATTAACAGAAAGGCTCGTCTGCTCGGCATAAACGGCACTCGGCATTATTGGACCGAGGAAGAGTTGAAGATTCTGGCTGAACGATACCCGAAGGAGGGGGCAAGCCAGGAACTGGTGCAACTGTTTCAGCGCAGTGCCTATCTCATCAGTATGAAGGCTAACGCATTGGGGCTCCGATACGAAAATAGACGCCGGTGGACCAAGGAAGAGGAGGATATTCTCATTGAGAGGTATCCTTGGGAAGGTGCAAGCGAGGCTCTTTTGAAAGACATCAACCGCAGCCGTGCTTCTGTCTTGAACCATACGAGCATCATGGGCCTTGTGTACCAGAAGCGCTCGACTTGGACAGCTGATGAGGAGAAGGTGCTCCGGGAACGCTTTCCCGTGGAGGGTGCGAGCAAATCTCTGCAGAAAACTCTGAACCGAACAAGCACTGCCATCTACTGCAAGGCGATGCGCTTAGGATGCCAGAAACCTGCCCAAAAGAATCGCAAATGACCTCTTGCACATCTGTGCGGCTCGAGGTATACTAACCCTGTAATCAAAAAGAATTATCTTTTGCGAGGACTCCGCTAATGGCGCAGTTCTCGTTTTCTTTTTGCCCGAATTTCCGCAGGGCCCACAGAGCACCGGCTCTACTTGCCGCCTGCCGTCAGCAAGCAGGGTACTCACCGGAACCCCAGCAGAAAGGCCCCCGGTGCGGATGCCAGTGCGGGATAATGCATGTTCAGAACGGAAAACAAAAATGCTGCCGCCCAGCTAACGGGTAGCAGCATTATTTTTTGTCTGGGATAGTCAGAGGCTATAGGTTAAGTATTAGACGCGAACGCCCATCTCGTCAGCCTTGTCATCCTCGACAACCAGATAGTAGTATACGTCACCGAACTCTAAGCCCAACTCATCGGCATACTTTTTCAGAGTGTCAGAGAACACTTTCAGGTTAAAGCCATTGCCGGGATGCTCTTTCTGCCATGCTTCGATTCCCCGCTTCGATGCGGCAACACAGGGTCTATCTTCCTTGTCGTCATCGTCAAAGGTGAATCCGTCTACCAGACGGCGGGGGGTATCGTCCGAAGCCTCATTCTGGATGACATAGGCGACGATAGCGGCTTTACTGTTATAGTCCGAGTTCTCCGCAAAGAAGTCCTCGATGTCGCCATGCCGTACAACAACATTCTCGTAGAAATCCTTGATTTCGTTGTCGGCGTACTCGTTCGTCATGACCTTCTTATGGTTTTTAAGGAACTTGATGAAGGTCTCGTCGCTCAGGTTGTCAGCATAGAATCCGAGTGCATCCACACGAATTTTCACAAGACTGGTCAGGAACTTCTCCATTTTCGCAAAGACATGCTTTGCCGTAAATGCCTTCTTCAGGTTTATGGTATAGTAGAATACCGGGAAGTCTTTAATATCTACACCGCTTTCCCTGAAATTCTCTCCCACTTTGTCGATAGCCTTGCGCAAGAAGGGTGCATACTTGTACAGTGCATCGACATCGGTGATGTAGTCGGTAATGTACAGCTCATTGTTTTTGCTGTAATGACCCAAGAGCCCGACGGCCACAGAAAGGCGGATGCCACGCTGAAAATTTGTCAAATCGAAAGTAACGGGGTAAATGACATTCGCAACAGTACCGTCCTCAGAATACTCGACGGGAGCCGAGCAGCGATGAATACCGAAAAGGTCATAGCCGTCCTTGTGGATGCTCATGTACTGATTTTCGAGGATGACCAGATTATACAGCGGCAACGCCATCGGAATCTGCGCTTTCAGGAATTCGAGGAAATAATTCACATTCTCGTGAATCCATGTGTAGTCGTCCACGTTTTCGATGCGTTTCTTAGACTCCACGACATCCTCACCCGGAAGCGGCTCATAACCGCATGCCTGACGAAGCTCGTTTTCCGTCACGGCATCCGTTGCCTTGGCGATTTTCTTCAAGGTAACCTCGGTAGGCTGAGACTGTGTTTTGCCGTTCGCAAGACGGTTCACATATACGCGGCCGAGATGCGATGTCTGGGAAAACTGCTCCTGTGTCCGCGTACCGATGGCTTTCTTGACGAGCGCCGCCAGCTTATCGGGGTCATATCCCGCATTCTCCTTATCATTATACTCGGAACTGTCATCCTTGTTCAGCCAGCCGTCAAGAATCGAATAACCGATATCATGCAAGGAAGCATATACATGTCCGTCTAAGTCTTTGGAGGGGGACGGCATGTGTGCGTTGTCTTCAAGGCACTCTACCTTTTTGCACAGGTGTGCGCACTCGCTGGCAACAAGAATGTACGGCGCATTCAACTCTTTTAGCCTTGGAATGCGGTCGTTGCTGTCGCGGAGCAGTTTTGCCAGATATACAATATCTGAAAGCTTGTCAGGAGGCATCTTCTTGAAAACATCTGTACCGAGTTCGATTTCGGTGATGACAGGAACGGTAACAGAAGCATCGATATCTTTGGCGTATTGCAGGATAGCTTCGACAACAAAATAGTAGCTATCATATGCCTTATAATCGATATGGACAACGGTATCCGTTTTCTTTATAGGGACAATCGTACCTTTGCCATCTTTAACTCCATAGAAAGCCGAAACGGATAGAAAATCGTCAAGGACCTTCTCATCAACATGCAATGCCTTGGCAATCACCGGCAGCTGCTTGCGAAGCAGGACAGGGGCGTTCAGCTTGATGGAAAACATACGGCGGCTCCTTTCGCGTGTATCATTTTGTAGCTTTGTGTATCTTACTGTAACTATTATACAGAAGCGCTGGTGGAATTGCAATAGGGGAAACAACAAAAAGATACAAAATAGTACACGAAGATACAAGAACGAAAGGCACAGGAAGGGGTTTGCCCTATTTTCGTTCTGGACGAAGCAGTTTGGGATAGGCGACGCGCTGGGAATTCAGCTACTGCCGCTCGGTAGGCTGCTAACGGGCTGCAGAAAGGAAGGCGGCAAGCCCGGTGACTGAAAATCTTCGTGTTCGTCGCTTGGCAGTTGCACATTCGTGCGAATTGGATACAATGGAGAATATAAAGTGATTTAGTGTAAGCCGCAGGGATTCGTTCTCTGCGGCTTGATTCTTCTCGAAAAGAGGTACAAAAGATGCGGAATCGGAAGAAAGCTCAGAAAGCTGCTTCGCTCGTCATGGCGGTCATGATGACGCTGACTTTGGTGCTCGGTACGGTGGTGCCGGTCGTTTTGCAGACAGCAGCTGTTTTCTAAATACTCATAGTTATTCCTAGCCCTGCGTGGATGAATGTCTGCGCGGGGCTTTTTTGTTTTTGCGGAGGAAATCATCATGGCGGAAAAGAAGCGGCAATATTCACGAGCGCTCGCACAGAAACGGTGTCTGGAAGCGATTGAGCGGGCCATTCTCATCAATAAGAGCGAGGCGGAAAGACCTTTCGTGTTTCAGGTACAGGAATTGGTCGTGTTCGGACCTCTGGTCGATACCGATGCACCCACAGTCCACGGGGTAGATATCCTTGCAACTACGGCGCGGCATCACAGATACCGGAATCGGGACGAGGCATTTCACAGTGACAGCGAGGATTTTATCAATAAGTACGCTCCGTTCAGTATCTGTTCGTGGCGGTTCCGGGAAGAGTTCCCGGAAAAGGATATGCTGAACTACCTCAAAGGCTGGCACATGGGTATCGTGACGATGTACGGGCAGCAGGACAGGGCTTTGCTCGACGAGGGCAGATTTTTCACCATCATCCGAAACGGCAAGGTTCAGGCTGACCAGCTGGATGCCTTGAAGGAACTGTTCCGAGGTAAAGCATGAGCGCCGTTACGCTGATGCAGGGAGACTGCTGTGAGAAACTGAACGGGATTCCGGCACATTCCGTGAACCTAGTCTTATCGGACCCGCCCTACGGTATCACACATCAGGCTTGGGATACAGTATTGCCGTTTGAGGATTTTCTTGAAAAGAACGGCAAACGCTTAAGCCAGCCTGAGTTTCTTCTTTCCTGCTACAAGGAGGGGATTCCCTATGCTGATGCTATGTCTATTTGGACTGAAAATAAACAGCAGGGGATTTGGAAGCAGCTGGATAGAATCCTGACCGAGAACGGCGCAGTGATTCTATTTTCGGCGGGAGCGTATACCAAGACCCTTATGGATGGCAAGACCATTCCGTGGCGATATAACCTCATCTGGCAGAAGACATCTCCGGTAGGATTCCTCAACGCAAACCGGATGCCGCTAAGGGCGCATGAAGACATCCTAGTGTTTTACAGGAAACTGCCAACCTACAACCCGCAGAAGACCTCAGGGCATCCGAGAAAGGTCTCAACGGCTGAGCATAAGCGGAACTCCAAGATGACTGAGGATTATGGGAAATACAAGGCAAAAAGCTACGACAGCACCGAGAGATTTCCTACGAGCGTTTTGACCTTTGCCACAGATAAGCAGAAATGCGCAGCGCACGGCACACAGAAACCCGTAGCGCTGTGTGAGTGGCTCATCAGGAGTTACACGAATGAGGGCGATACGGTTCTTGATTTTTGTATGGGAAGCGGCTCGACCGGCGTGGCGGCAATAAATACGAATAGAAACTTTATCGGCATCGAAAAGGATGCCGATTTTTTTGTTGTTGCGAAAGAGCGAATCGCCGATGCGGCGCAAAGACGTTGAAGATACCGCTATTTTTTTAAGCACAACGACCAACAAAAAGCATCTTAAACACACGCGTGCGTTCGATAAATGAGCGCGTGTGTTTTTTGTGTATTCCGCGCATTTAACGCTCATTTTTTGTAAATAAGTATCCGATGCGGAGTGATTCCGCATCGGTTTTTATAGGACCAAAAATGAATAAGAACAAAGTATACACGCATGTTTCGCTGTTTTCCGGTGCAGGGGGACTTGATATCGGCTTAGAGCAGGCTGGGTTTCATACGGTATGGGCGAACGACTTCAATCATGATGCCTGCGAGACCCATAGGTTGTGGAGTAATGCCACGGTGGTGGAAGGCGATATCGGCAAAGTAGACTACGATACTATCCCGGATTGCGATATCGCATCTTTCGGATTCCCGTGCCAGGGCTTCAGTTTATCGGGGCCAAGGAAAATCGACGATAGCCGGAATGTGCTCTACCGGCATTGCGTCAAGTTGGTCGAGAAGAAGCAGCCAAAGCTGTTTCTTGCTGAGAATGTCAAAGGTTTGCTTACGCTTGGCGGCGGAAAAATCAAGGACGCTATCATCGCGGATTTCGAGAGCAAGGGATATGTGGTGTCCATCAACCTTGTCAATGCTGCGGACTATCATGTCCCGGAAGATAGACAGCGAATCCTCCTTGTGGGCATCCGAAAAGACCTTGCTGAGAAGTATGGCGTAGAGTTCAAGGTTCCTGCACCGTTTCCTGACCGCATCAGTATCCGGCAGGCATTAGAGGGTTTAGCCCCGGCGACGGACGATGAAATCTGCAAAGAAGCCTATTCCTCGCGCTACATGTCCCGGAACCGGAAACGCGCATGGGACAGCGTATCGTTTACGATTCCCGCGATGGCAAAGCAAGTGCCTCTCTGGCCAGGTTCGCCTGACATGGTGAAGGTCGGCAAAGACCTTTGGCAGTTCGGGGAGAAAGGCAGTACAAGGCGCTTGTCCTATAGAGAAGCAGCCGCTATCCAGACATTCCCGAAAGATATGGTCTTTTGCGGAAATCTCACGAGCAAGTATAAGCAAATTGGAAATGCAGTGCCTTGCGAACTTGCAAGAGTCGTGGGCATGGAACTGTACCGTATCCTGAATGAAATTGAAGAGCAAGAAAGTCATTGCCCGGCATGAGTGATTCGTGCCGGATTTTTTATTGGAGTCATCATGCCAGAGACAAGGAAATACACCGTTGTTGACCTGTTCGCAGGTGTCGGGGGACTGAGTTACGGTTTTTCAAGAAACGAGCACTATGAAATAATCTTGGCAAACGAGATGCAAAAGGATATCGCGAAAGCGTATACCATCAACCACCCTTCGGTCAATATGCTGCAAGGCGACATCAAAGACCTGTCAGAAAATGTCCTCCGTAAAGCGATAGGAAACCGGACAGTTGATGTCGTGGTTGGTGGTCCGCCGTGTCAGTCGTACTCCACGCTCGGTAAACGGCAGATGGATGCGCGGGCAAATCTATTCATGGAATACAAGCGCGTTCTCCGCATCCTACATCCGAGAGCCTTCCTGTTTGAGAATGTCAAAGGTATTCTGAGCATGGATGGAGGAGCCCTGTTTGAGCATGTCCGCAAGGAATTCGAGGATATAGGGTACAGCCTCCAATACAAAATCCTCAATGCCGTAGACTACGGTGTACCGCAGCTACGAGAACGGGTCATTCTAGTAGGGTTCTTGGACGACAATCCTTTTCAGTACCCGGAACCTACCCACGGAGAAGGACTACTGCCGTATGTGACGCTGCAAGATGCACTTAAAGACCTGCCTGCGCTCTCGTGCGGGGAGAAAAGCACCGTGTATGCCGCCCCTCCCGACAATACATTCCTTCAATGGGTCCGGCAGGGTGGTTCCGATGCGCTTACGGAGCATAAAGCCCCGAACAACAGCGCCCATCTTCGCAGAATCATGGCGGCGCTCAAAGATGGGCAAGGCAAGGATGATTTGCCGGAAGAACTCAGACCTAAGAGCGGGTTCAAGAACACCTACGCGAAACTCTGGTGGGAGAAACCCGCCACTACCATCACACGGAACTTTGCCTGTCCGTCCTCATCAAGATGCATCCATCCGAGAGATTCAAGGGCACTCACGATACGAGAAGGAGCACGGTTACAGAGTTTTCCGGACAACTATCAGTTCTACGGCTCGGATTGCCTGAAACGCTTAGAAATCGGCAACGCGGTCCCGCCGCTGCTTTCGGTGGCATTGGCTGGACAGATGCTGAAAGCACTTGATTCAGAAAATAACACAACTACAGATTCTCTGCACTAAGGAGCCGGGAACGAGGATTTTACATGAATAATAAAAACGCCGAATGGCAACGCGAATTCTACTTGACGCATGACAAGTACCGGATGCAGAGGCAAGGGACGGATTGCTATAAGGTCGTCAAGAGCCTTACTCGTATCCTGCAGCTGCCTACCATTGCGAAACTCACGACCGACAACGAATCAGTCATCAGTGATTTCCGACTGAACAGCGGCGAGTATGGGCTGGAGCCCTACGATGAGTACGCTATCAAGGTGAATGACACCTACGGTGCATCATTCTATATCCTTGTTCATAGAAGGGCTGATACGACTTTCCTGTGCCCGATTCTCGTGGGCTTTGATGGAGAGAACACCTGTGCTATGGTCATGCCTACCGATAACTGGCGGATGCGGGAAATGACGGCATTTGTCGAGCTGAGAAGGGCTGAGAAGGAATTCGGTGTGGACGGACTGATGATGGCGGTAAATACACGAAATGGGGTATACGGCTGCCTTTCCGTTCTGAACGAGTCTGGCAACCTGCTGGAAAAGTGGTTGCGAACCGAGCGCGATTCCCTACATATACGGAACTCTGTGACGGCTCCGAGCTCAGCGGCACTAATACTGCAAATCTGGCTGCATACGATATGTCTCTGGAAGCGGCGGTGTTTGAGTCGGAAGGTCGAGCAGCGCATCGTACACGCAAACGGAGAGCAGGAAACGGTCGGGGATGTCAGAGAATGTCTAAGCACAACCAAGCAGACTATCGTGGACCTCAAAAAAGGCATCGTGGTCTATGTGAATGACAGTGCCGGGAAAGGTACATTTGCAGGGTTCTGCGTGCTCCAATCTGAGCGCTGCGGACATTTCCGGCATCTGCAAAGCGGCAAGGTCGTCTATGTCCGACCCACGACCGTTCACTACAAGAAGCTAAACCCCAACAAGGCTATCAGCCAGACTGCCAAGCCGGTAATTTACCGAAACACGGAAGATTTCCTGCGCGAGAAGTCTTATCTCGAAAACGATGTGCTCATGATGCTCAAATGCAACGGTATCGAGTATCAGCGGGAAAAGATGTTTCCGTGGATGGGCAAGAAGCGCCTGGATTTCTTCCTGCCGGGCAAGAACATCGCCATCGAGTGTCAGGGTGTGCAGCATTTTTACCCCTACGGCAGCGATGACAGGGATTTCGAGGCGCGTAAACAGCGTGACACTGATAAGTACAACGAATGCACCAGCAACGGCGTGCAGGTTCTTTATTACATGAGTGACATGATTCCGCTGCCGAAAGAGATGGCAGGGAAATACCGCTATGTGACCAGCCTCGACGAGTTGCTACAGATTCTGAACGATGAATAATTGATTTCGACTCCTCCGATGTTACGGCATCGGGGGTTTTGTTTTTGGGAGGATACAAAGATGGCAAAGAATGTATCCTACCGACTTATGCTGGGAAACCGGTGAGTTTACAGATGATTGCTGTTGCGATTTTTGCGAACATCGTGAAGAGTGCAGTGGCTATGATAAAAATGATGATGACGACGATTGATATGCCACAGTAACGAACAAAGCCGTAACAAGCGCTCACCATGACATCGTAACCACCTGCACACCCAAAAACCATCGTAGTCCTTATTCAGCACTCGACGCTGAGGCAGATGTCTTGAACCAACACCCAATACATCCATCAGAGCGTCTTCGTCCTCACAAAGGATTTTGGCAACTGGGACATTGACTGAGTTATTGAGATTGGCCTTGAGTAATTCACGAAGCGTGGTATAATAAGGCTATCACAAAAGATTTGAGCCTCCCATCGTAATCAGTAGCATGCTGACTGCGGTGAGAGGCTTTTAATGTTTGGAGGATGGTTTGTATATGGGAAGAGCCGAACAGCGATGCTTAGAAGAAGTGAAGCTTCAATACGACAAAAACGAAATCCGGTACTATGGAATATCAATAGAAGAACAGCAGCAACTTCATGTTCTTATTGACACAGCACAAGATACAGATGGTGAGACAACAACCTTTCCTGATTTTATTGGGGAAAATGGTTGGATTGAGCATTTTAAAGTAAGTAGTAGCAAACACAATAAAAAAGGTAGTGAAAACAGCAGGAAGATTGCAAATATAAACCGTGCAATCGAAAAGCAAATAGAGTCTTCGATAAATGAGAAATCGTTAATTCATCCATTTTCCTCATCATTTTACTCTAATGGAAACAGTCTTGAGAATTATCGAAAGTCATTGGAAAATAATTGGGAAAACCATTATCAAAGCTATTTGAAGGAACAGGGAAAAATGAAAGCCTTAGAAATTTCTGCTTATATGATAGAATCTGACGACGATTTCCTTAAAGTAGCGCGGTTTGATGATTTGCGTGAAGGGATAATTCAACATGGTAACACAGAGTTACCGTTTGAGATTATATACGATAAAGCTGTTATGGAATATATACTACAACATGCCTCGTATTTGAATTATGTTATATTCAAAAGTAATTATTTGGTTAGTATCCTCAAAACTACTGCTATTTCCAAAATTATTGATGAGTTGGATTACAAAAACATTGTTGTATATCCGATTCAAGGAATAGCGATGCGGTATGGTTTTCACATTGGGACGGAATCAAAATTGCCGGATAGCTTTCAACCATAGAATAATAATGATAATTGCATATCAAGAAAATGAATGGTATAATGTAAATAATACAAACCGCCATCCCGCACCAAATTCAAATACCAACAACCCAAACAAATCCCATAACGAAAGGAGCCATACCATGTCCACACTCAAAAACGGCGAGTTCGGCATCGACTTGGACAAGGAGAAAATTCTCTGGACCGACCGAAAACGCCACACCATCTTTTCTCTGCCGCTGTCCTTTACAAAGTACACCCTGACCGAGACCAAACTTATCATCCAGCGTGGCTGCTTTAATCTGCGCGAAGACGAGATTCAGCTGTACCGTGTCCGGGACATCGCGTTCAAACAGAACTTCTATGAGCGCCTTTGCCGTGTCGGCAGCATCCATCTCTGTTCCACGGATGCCATGACACCGGAAATCGATATCCGTCGTATCAAGAACCCGCGTGATGTTAAGGAAGTGCTTTCTAAGACCATCGAGGCTTGCCGGAAAGCGAACGGTATCCGTACTTCGGAAATCATCGGGGACCATGGCTGCTTCCCCGAGCCCGACCCGCATGGTATGCCTCCTGAACCCCACCACGAACATCCTCATGACTAATACCAGCCCGTACAGATTCAGTTCTGTGCGGGCTATTTTTTTGTTTTCAAAAGAAATTTTTGTAAAACCCGACCTAGCCGGATTTCAGGGTAGTGTGGTGGTTGACCGCTTATGCGAACGGCCTAGAATTGAAAGTGTAGCAAGCACACACATCAATACAAAGGAGAATCCATCATGGAAACTAACATTCTGAAATTTGAACTTACCATGAGCAGAGCTTTGGACGACAACACACCCGACACCATTACCGCCTCCATCGGCATCCCTGTCGAGGCCGATGACGATGCGGTCAACGAAGCGATGAACAGCGATGAACTGATTGCCTACGCTGTCGGCGTATTGTACGACCTTGCGGCTTATATGCGCCCACAATGGCTGGATGGCGAGGACACCGGCATGACCCTCGAAGTTTATTTCGGTGACAGCAAATGTCAGACCCGCAATGGCTTCGTGACGATGGATAAGAAAGGGTATAGCTTCGACCTCAAAGATTAAGCTGAGCCAATTAGGAGTCTTGCCTGCATCAGCGGGTGAGACTTCTTTTTGCTGTGTAGCTGCAAAACATAGTTGACGACCCGTGCGACCCGCATACAATAGAATATGCCAAACAGCGTTTATGACGCTGCTTCGGTAGAGACGAATAGGGTCCTGAGCCGACCTTAAATGCTCACTGCGAAGAAAGACCTGCCTGCGGCTAACAGGCGGGTCTTTTCTTTTTGCGGGCGTTTTTTGCTTTGCCAAAAATGTATCTAATCCGTGAACATATAGCGTTCATCGTTGTATTCAATACAACTTCATGGTATAATGCAAGTATCAAAACAAGCAAAACATTCCGTATCATCGAAGATATTTCAGAGGCATGTCTATGAAGCGATTCCTCTCGTTCATCCACAAAGCACTCTTCCTTCTTGCTGTCGCAACCATTTCTGTAGCGTTCGAGGGATGCAGTGAGGTGGCGGACAAGACCATGGACGGCATCAAGGACTTGCCTGCGCAAATCATTCGGATGGCAACTCCTGAGATTGCCGAAACGGTGGGTTCGGAGAAAAACATGACGCCTGAGACCGCAGCCACAGAATACAACTACATATACTTTCGGTACAATAATCAGTGGGTCACGAATAAACTCATCAGCTACGAGGTAGTCGATAGCGGGCAGAACATAAAATTTACCGTAGAAGGTAACAGTGTAGCCAACTACTATACCAGCATGGCAAATGTCGTGCTCATGCACAAAGACGAAAACAACACACGCACACAGAATATATACGAAAAACTGGCGGAGGGGACAACCTATGGCTGATGCACAGCGAGGACAATTTGAAATTGATTGCAAAAGCGGAGAAGCGGCCGGCATTATTTACGGTTTGGTGCATGATAAAACCATGTTCCGCCCGGAACTCGACCTTGCAAATGCGCATCCGAAGGAGTTCGATAACGAGCATATTTTCCCACTCGACATGTTCATTAACAGCGATTATTTGCTTAAACTCAGCAGGGAAGAGTTTGCAAAAGAATTAAAGCGGCTGTTCGATGAAGATATAATCGGATATGCTCAGGTGGTTGTTGCTACTGACATCCATGATATGCATCGCAACGTGGTCCTGACAGACCCCACACAGATGGATAAACTGAGTCGGATTGCTGTATCTCTGTTCGGCGTACCGAAAAGGGAAGCAAGACGAATTATCGCCAAGTATCAGGCTCAGTAAAAAGCGAGGAGGATAAAAGAATGCTGGCAAATATCGCAGTTTTACGAACTGTTAAAGCAAATGTAAATGAAGCAATTATGGTTGCGTTGCCCTCGATTTTGTTCGAGAGTTCGCACGACAAAAAAGATACACAGAAATACTATCTGCAGGGTCCTGCGGCTGAATATATTCCTGTTGAGATACCGGATACTTATGCCAAGAAATTCTCCAAGTGCGCTACGGCATTGGCGATGCAGCTTGTCCTTCTCAGCAACAAGACGAAAGGCTTCTTTGGTCCTGAAATCTGCAATGTGGAGGGCAAAGATATCCAGACTGCCCGGAGCATCATAAACTCCATCATGGGCGAGAGACAGGCAAGGTTTTATAGCGCAAAGCTGAACGATGAAGTGTATGATACGCAATATGCGGTCAGCGAATATGCGGTTGAGAATTGGGCAGACGACATTGTGCCGCCCGTTGTCATCAACAGCTGCATCTGGGCTATCGTGGCAAATACCGCAGCAGAGATGCAGAAGGACAACCGTTTCCTACGCAGAAAAGAAATCTGCGATACTGAGTTTTTGGAAATCGCAACCAGAATCTACAATGAGTTGCTGGGGTTTGCAGCGAGAAAATACGAAATCTTAGACATTGGTGAATGACTATGAGTGTCAACCTTATTGAGGGCAATATCTTAACACCGCCGACTCGTAATGAGGATACTATCATTTGTCATCAGGTGAACTGTCGTGCCGCGATGGGTGCTGGTCTTGCCAGACAGATTCGGGATAAGTGGCCCATTGTGTTCGACGAGTATGTGAAAGTTTGCAATCCTAAGAAACTCGGTGACTTTCAGGTGGTTCAGGTCGCCCCGCAACTGTATGTTGCTAACCTGTTTGGGCAATCGAGCTTCGGCAGAGATAAGCGTCAGACGAACTACGCGGCGTTGGGAACGGCTCTTTTCAGAGCAATGAAAGAACATCCTAATGCAACTTTCCGTGTTCCTTACGGTCTCGGCTGCGGGTTGGCAGGCGGAAACTGGGTAACGGTGCTGAATCTCATTGAAGAAGCCGCCAATGCTTGGAATGTGAACGTTGAGATTTGGGCGCTGCCCAAAAAGTAAAGGATTAGCATGTACAATACCAACTACAAATGCGTCAAGCCGTTCGATGTATGCCTTGATGCCATCGGTCAAGATGGCAAGAAAATTCCATATCGGGTAAAGCGCGGGACCATCTGGCGCTTAGAATGGTGCGGCGGCGAGCAGAACTTCAAGGAACTTTCAGGTCCAAATAAGATGCACATTACGCTGCCGGATGAGTATGTCGAGAAATATTTCAAAAAGGTTTGAGCATGGGGAATTATTGTCCGTATACAAACGGCAATGTCGTCTACCTGAAATGTCAAGAGTGTGAGGACAGAATCTGCGAAAAGGATTGGTTCTTTTGCGGAGTTGCAGGAACGCCGTTATCGATGACGAAGTCCCGCATGCAAATGTCAGAGTACCTCGATAAGATGCTGGCAAAACGGGAAAATGTCGTCATTGCAGCAGAATCTGGTAAGAAGATGACTGCTTTGGCGGCTATGTACGCCAGCGAGCGGGGATACTCTTTCATTCCTGTCACAAACGATGATTTGCCCACATACTTATCTAAACAGCAGAAAAAGGGCTGCGTAGTTTTTGAAGGAGTCGCAGATGAACGAGAAATCGAAAGTGCCTACCGTAAGCTGCGCATACCGCTGCGGCACTGTAGATTGGAAGGAGCGTAAAACTATGATGTACCAAAAGCTGGTTCGGGATAATATCCCGGCTATCGTTGAGAAGAACGGGGAAACCTGTGTGACGCGCACGCTGTCCGACAAAGAGTACGAGGACGCTCTGACAAACAAACTGCAGGAAGAGGTCGCTGAACTGCTGGAAGCCTACAAAGCCAAGGAACGAAGCGTTCTGAACTGTGCCGAAGAAATGGCGGATGTGATGGAGGTCCTGTACGCTATGGGTAAGACTTGCGCTGTTTCCAAGCGGGAAATAGAACAGGTCAGAAGTCAGAAAGCGTCGGAGAAGGGGATTTTCTCAAAGAAAATCTTCTTGGTTTCGACAGAAACGTGAAAGGAGCGGTTTGTGACGCAGCAAGACGCAGTGCGGTTAATCAGAAAACTGATTTTTGCCAAAAACAGTCAAGACCTCACGCATTTTAACCGGTGTGTAGACGAAATTGCACAAACCTTGGACGAGCAAGGCGACAAAGAAGGCGCTCGTGCTATTCGCAATACTTCCCGTGACGGCTATGTAAAATCGTACTACGAGGCAAGTCGGCAAGCACAGCCTCTCGGTAGCCCCTTTGTCAGCTATAAACCTGCGTTCGTCATCGACAACAAGGATATCGCACTATGGCATGCGAAGAACGATAATCCGCCGATGCGAGTTCGACACATTTTAGAGTACGTCGAAAACGGGGAGATGGTCGGAAAAGATGTGCTGGAATACGATGCAAGCACCGATAAATGGCACCGTATTGAGGCGGAATGTATCGAGTTGGTATAGGGACACTGCATAAACCATGCTCCTCTAACCCCTTTCTGCTGGCGGTCAGCAGAGAAATAAAATATACAAACAGCGATTTTTATCCACAGCCTCTTGCACATTTGTGCGAACTGCATACAATCTAAATTATAGACTAAAAACTGTACCCTGATGGCTGTTTAATGGCTGTCAGGGTCTTTTTATTGCCTGCCAATCTACTATTCGGAGGGATTACAATGACGCTCAAAGACTTGTCCAGCGAACAGCAGGACCTTGTACGGCTGGCGCTTGACGGGAAAAACGTGTTGTGCGATGCCTGTATCGGAAGCGGTAAGACGTCCACAATCAATGTTTTGTGCAACGAGTTTGATTCCTCTAAGGAAATTCTGTACCTGACCTATAACCGGCTTTTGAAACTCGATGCACAGGAAAAGATTCTGAACGATAATGTCACGGTCCAGAACTATCATGGATTTGCCTCGAAAATCCTGTACCGACGCGGTATCAAGAATGTCGGACAGGGCGAGCAGATTGGGATGGTCTTGAGGAAGCGCGTTCCTGTCGGGCACTTTGACGTGCTTATCATCGACGAGTATCAGGACATCAACGAGGAAATCTCGAAGATGCTCGAATACATCAAGGAATCGAATCCCGGTCTTCAAATCATCGCAGTCGGGGACATGAAACAGAAAATCTATGACCAGACCTCGCTGGATATCTGGTCGTTCATCCATAAGTTCTTAGGCAAGCACACTCAGGTCAATTTCACGCAATGTTTCCGCCTGTCTCATGACCTTGCACAGCGGCTCGGAAACATCTGGGGCAAGGATATCAACGGTGTGAACAAGAGCTGTAAGGTATCGACCATGTCCCGCGAGCAGGTGGTAGACTATCTGGATACCAAGAACCCGAAGGATGTCCTGTGTCTCGGTGCCAGAACGGGGTCTATGGTAAAGGTTCTGAATGAACTGGAAGCAAGACCCGGCAACCTCTATGACAAGAACCATGTATATGCCAGCATCAAGGAACCGGACGGTGAAAAGCATGTAGCACCCGGCGCAGACGTTGGTATCTTTACAACCTTTGACGGCAGTAAAGGTATGGAGCGCCCCATCTGTGTTGTCTTTGATTTCACGGAATCCTACTGGTGCTCCCGTGTATTTCAGCCTACGGCGCGGTATGAGATTCTGAGAAACCTTTTCTGCGTTGCGGCGAGTCGCGGTAAGGATGAGGTCATCTTTGTAGAGCCTCCGAAAAAAGAGGACAGATTTGGGCTGGTCAGCGATAAAACCCTGATGACTCCCGTCAAGATGAATCAGGAGTTCAATACAAAGTTCGATATCTCTGAGATGTTCGATTTCAAGTTCGATGAGGATGTAGAGCACTGCTACCAGCTTATCAATACGACGCCGGTGTTCCATAAGGATGTGCATGAAATCGAAATCAAGCATTCGGATGCGATGATTGACTTGGCTCCCTGCATCAGCATCTACCAGCAGGCGAACTTCTTCGACTACTACGATATCGACAGCGCGATTGCCTTCTACATGTACCTGCATAACGACAAAAAGGTAGCGCTGCCTTCCAGCTGGAAATCCGTGGAGGAGAAGGTGCTGTTCCTGACGATGCTGATGACGAGTCAGGACCGGTATGTAAAACAGGTCGAGCTCCCTTTCATTACGAGAGCGCAGGAAACAGACCTGAACAAGCGTCTGTCTATGGTGTTCACTCCAGACGAGTCCGTACAGGAACGCTGTGAGTTGACTGCCATGGTAGATACCAAGGCAAAGAAGAAACTTGTTATCAGCGGCATGGCGGATGTCGTGAAGGACAACAAGGTCTATTTGCTGAAATTCGTGTCTTCGCTCGCGCACAAGCATTTCCTGCAATGTGCCTGCTATATGCTGGCTACCGGGTTAAAGCAGGGTGTTGTCTGGAATATCCGCGATAACATGATGTATGAAATCGAGATTCCGGACCCTGACAAGTTCCTTGACGCGGTAATCACCTGTATCACGAAGCAGGTCTTTGCCAAGGCAGAAAGCTATACGATTTCCAAGGATTATACGCAGGACCTCGATACCATCATCGAGCAAATCATGACCGATGATTCCCTGCCGGAATTCGATGTCGGCGGCAATGTCAAGGAAGAAAAGAAGACGGCTGATGAAGGTATCTCTATCATCCGCCGTGGTGAGCAGTATATCATTGTGGATGCTGCGAACCGTCAAATCATCGATAACAGCGCCATGAACGGCTACGATTCGATTCTCGCTGCCTGTGAGGATTATGTCCGGAAAAATAAGCAGCTGGCAGAGGAATCCATGTCCAAGAAGGAACTGCTCAGCGTTATTGAGGATTGGCTCGACAATCACAGGGATTTCGAAGCAGCTATGTCCAAGACCGAGGTGGATATCAAGCACCATATCGGCGAATATGCAAACTACGCTTCTCTTTCCACCTATGTTGTTCGTAAGATGCTCAAAGACCGTGGTCTTATCATCAATTTCAGCGAACGCCAGCTGTTGAAGGTCTGGAAGGAGCGGAAGAAGAAGGATACGAATACCGTGGAGAATACGCGGTACGAGACCCTTGCCTCTACGCTCGAATCCCTCGTTAAGGCAGGGGTCGATGTCCAGCTTGAAATGCCGGAAGAGGAGAAGGCCGCAAAGCCCGAACCGGACCCGGAAGAAGAAAAGCCTCAATTCGATAAGCGCATCCCCTATACCGTTATTCGTTCGTCCCGGCTCTCTAAGCCCAACGATGTGCGGTATATTGTCGTCAATCTGAACGACAAGGACCAGGTGCTGGACGATGCAAGCGGATACGGATACAAGTCGATTTCTGCCGCACAGAAGGGCTACGGATATAAATGCCGGAATCTCACCAAGTACGGTGAAGTTAAGCACTCGTCAAAGCCCAAAACCAATATCCCGGTCTCGCAGAGCCGTCAGCTCTCGTTTGGGGACTTCTAAGAAGGAGAAAACATCATGACCTACAGCGAAGCATTTTCTCTCTGGGTAGCGGAGGTGTACCGGAATCATGGCTATGAGCCGGATAACTGGTACGGGTCAGAGGTTGCAGAAACGCTGTACAATGAAGCCATGGCGACCTACAACGGTCCTCCCGCCACGATGCGGGATTATATAGAAGCTATCCCGTCTGCGGAAGAATTCGCGTATTTGGACTATGCGATTGAACGGCTGCACCGCGATAACATCAACCTAAACGCACTTTCCGACAAAGAGCGCTGGGCTTTGATGGATAAAATCGTCGCAGAGTATCCGCAGTACAAGAACACTCGCACATCCCATGCCAAGCAGGTACAGCAGACTTCAATGCAGGCGGCGCTCGATGCCGAGCGTGATGTTCTCTTGCAGGCTGCTCGGCACAATGTGAGCCGGTACAGTGAGGCAGAGGATGCCACAAAGGATTTTGTAATCAAGTAAGGGGGCAGTAACAGAATGGTCAAGATTTACGGCTATAGCGATGATATCGTTTGTATCGAAAATTCTCGATACTTCGAGGATGAAATCGGGTGTTTCGATGTTGCCGGAGTCCGGCTTTATTTAGATGACGGCACGATTCTCTTTGTCTGCTTCTCCTCCGGCGTCTGGCGCATTTTCATCGAGCAGGAAGGCTCCGCGCCGTACCGGCACAAGGTCTGTCAGGAGACGAACGATAATGACTACACCGATGAGTTTTATACCGAAGCCGAGGTCGTTCGACACGAAATTGCATCGGCGAGAAACTGAAGGAAGGTGAGACCCATGAATTTCTCAAAAATTCGTATGATGTTCTTCGATTTCGACGATACCCTTCTCATCCATTATCGGGAACAGAAACTCGACGCGACTGCCGACGCACACAGGGCACGGCTGCTGCGGTATGAGGCTGAGAACCGGGGCTGGTACAAGGTATTCGATGAGATTGGGGAAGCGAATACGCTTGTCCAGCATTTCCTCGAAAGCTGCGACGGTATCCCAAAATACTGCATTACTCGCGTGCAGGACAGTATGACCCTGCCGTATAAAAAGCAGTGGCTTGAAATGCACTATCCGGGACAGTTCCTCGATGTCATCGGGACTGCCACCCCCGAACGGAAAACCTCCGTCATGAAACTCCTGACCCAAGCTGCCGGTCTGAATGCTGCGCAGGCTCTGTATGTAGATGACTATTACGAAGCCCTCAATGAGGCGGCGAAGGAAGGCTTTACGGTCATGACGGTACAGGAACTCATGCTGCGGCAATATACGGCGGAGCAATAATAAAGCGCTAAGCCACTAACAAACTAAGGAGGACTACCATGAAAAAGATTCTGAAATTTCTTGCCGCTGCGGCATTTGCCGTCGTTGTGTACCAGCTTGTTTCGCTGCACCGCAAACGCCGTAAGATGGTCGAGATTGGTCAGCAGATTTTCCGGTGATACCTGATGGCGAAAACTCAGCTGACCCGCGATATTGAGGCCGCGCTTCATGCGTGGCATCCTTCCAGCTACGGCGGGTATCGGGTGGATTCGTTTCGTCAAGGGTTCGATGCCTTAGAAGTGCCGGTAGAATGCGGGTCTGTCAAATCCGGATTGGTCGATTTCGTCAGGGTTCAGGAATGCTTTACCTCCGAAACCAAATATGGGACCTGCAAACTGGCCTCGCTTATCGAAACGGATACGTGTGCTTCGCTTGCCGCGATTCAGCAAAAAGCAAAAGAGGCAACCTGCGTCAAGAATATTTCATCGCCGGATTTTTGCAGGGAGCACTGTTCCGAGCGATGGTGCCACTTCCACAAGACGAATCATCTGTATACGCTCGATGCCGTCATCACTTGTGTGGAAATCAAGATTTCTGTGAGCGATTTTCACTCGGCACACGGGCACAATTTCGTCGGGCACTGCAACTATTATGCGATGCCCACAGAGTTATATAAGAAGGTCAAAGGAGAGATACCAGAAGATATTGGTGTCCTGCTCTATTATGACGGCATGAGTACCTGCGGAATCCGAAAGGCGAAGGAGTGTAAGCCACAAATTCTTTCGGAAAGCACACAAAAATGGCTGATTCTGTCCGTTGCTAAAAGGCTGCCCCGGTTCGACAAGAACTGAGGGCAGCTTTTTTATATATTTTTTTGTTTAAGAAAGGACAAACTCAAATGCGGCGAACCAAAGCACTGATACTCGTTGCAACATTGGCTGTGCTGACCAGTGTTGCAGCCTGTTCATGGCAAGCGGAACCTCTGCCTGCCGAATCAGCACAATCCGAATCCTCTCTCAGCACCTCTGAATCTGCGACGCAAGAAACAGCAGAAGAAGCGCAGAAAATCCCGGACTTATCCGGCGTACCGGAACCGAGCGCGGAACCGTCTGCGCCTTTTGAACCGTCTCCTACAACGCAACCTGAACCTTCCCCGGGTCCGACTCCCGAACCAACGCCTGCGCCGACTTCCGAACCTGCGGCAGCGACCTCTGTCTGGGGTGATGTTGCCCCTGCAGCCTGGGGTCAAGCCTACGGCACGATTACCTGTGACGCGATTGGCCTAAACGCTTCTCTTATCTGGGGCAATGACCAGAGTCTTTTGAATCAACGCGATGGGGTGTATCAGTATCCCGGTTCTTATCAAGTCGGTGTGACCGGAGGACATCTGCTTTGCGCACATAACGACAGCGTGTTTTCTTTGTTGCAATATGTCAGCATAGGGGATAACTTTGTTGTGGATACCGATTACGGCGAGTATGTGTATTCCGTCACCCTAGTAAAACCCGGCTATGTATCCTCGGATGCGAGCACCGTGATTGCGGATGATGGCACTGTCCTCGTTAATTTCACAGACGGAATCGATAAACTCATCATGTATACCTGCTATCCGTTTGGGTATTACAGCCCAACGAATCAGAGATATGTGGTTCAGGCTGTTTTGCAAGCATGATTGGAGATGTAGTTTTAGGATGCAAAAAAGAAAAATCCGAAAATTCCTGCATTACACAGGAACTGTCTTTATTCCGCTCATCATTGCTATGATGGGCGTTTTGTTTTGGGTGAAAGTAATGAACGACATCGAATGGCTCCTTCTTTCCCCGAAGCATGTCGCGTTCGGCTGCGTTGCGAGCCTTGGCTTGGTTCTTTGCTGTATTTATGCGGACAGGATGCTGTGCCATGAGGTTTCGGATACGGTTTAAGTATTGCATGTTCTTGCGATACCGGTAAAATAGAATTGTACGATAGATACCAGATATCTTACAATTCACAATTTCGTTTTTAGCGGACTTATCCCTTTCGGGGGACGGGTCCGCTTTTTTTGTTTGAAAGGAGAAATAAATATATGCAAACCAAACACGAATTTCTTCGGAGAACTGCAGCGGTAATTGCTGCGTTCTTCACATTGACATTCACAGGCTGCGGTCAGACACCGGAATCTCCGGGAAGCCTTCCTGTATCCGGGGTCGTCTCAGAAACTACCGCACAAAGCGGTCAGGAGACGGCTGGCGTATCGGAAGGCGGCAGCTTTACCATCCACTTTATCGATGTCGGGCAGGCAGATTCCGCCCTCGTCACCTGTAATAGGCACTCGATGCTCATTGACGGCGGCAATGCCGATGACTCGAACCTTGTATACTCAGTATTACAGCGCGAGACAGAGGGACACTTAGACTATGTCGTAGGAACACACGCCCACGAAGACCACATCGGAGGTCTTTCAGGTGCCTTCGAGGCTGACACAGCCGATGTCACCTTTTGTCCCGTAACAGAGTATGACAGCAAAGCATTCCGGAACTTTAAGGCTCGTGCGGACGAGAAAGGCGGCGGTATAACAGTTCCGGCAGTGGGGGATACATTCACCCTAGGGGAAGCCACCGTCACCGTTGTGGCTGTCAATTCCGTGCCTGAGGACACGAATAATACTTCCATCGTAATTCGCATTGTCTACGGCGATACATCCTTCCTGTTCACAGGCGACGCCGAACAGGAAACGGAAGAGAAGATACTCGAATCCGGCCAAGACATCGAATCCACCGTCTTAAAGGTCGGACATCACGGGTCCAGCACCTCCACCTCTCAGGCGTTCTTGGATGCCGTGAACCCTACTTATGCCGTCATATCCTGTGGCAAGGACAATAGCTACGGCCATCCGCACAGCGAAACCCTCGCAAAGCTGGCCAGCGCGGGAGTAGAGGTGTTCAGAACGGACGAACTCGGTGATATTTACTGCACCTCTGACGGTTCGGAAGTCACCTTCTCGTATGGGGAATACCATAAGGACATCGAAACCTCTAGCGCCGAGGTGGAAGAATCGCAGCAACCTGACACGGTAGCTGAGACCTATATCCTGAACACGAATTCTCTCAAGTTCCACCGCCCTGATTGCTCTTCTGCATCTCAGATAAGCGATGCAAACAGGGAGGAGTATACCGGCACAAGAGAGGAACTTATCGAGTTGGGATATACGCCTTGCGGATATTGCAAACCATAAGTATCCAATCAGCATCCAATCCATATAAGCCTATTTGAGTAGTACACGGGATGTCCCGCTCTGGACGAACCAGGTTCAGGAACGCGCCTTGGCTGATTCGGAAACGGAAAACCATAATAAGGTACTAAAACGATAGCAAGTAAATCAGTCGCCGCTTATGCAAGTAGGTGGTGATTTTTTCTTGCCAAAATGTGCGAACTGAATAGAATGGATATTGTACGATAGATAACATCCCATATCGAAAGGGTTTTATGCCTTTCGTACAATTCACAATTTCGCTTGAAGGGCGGACTTCTCGATTCTGAGAGGCCCGCTCTTTTTGCGTCCAACACAAAAAGGAGCGTAATGACATGTTTGAAATTTGCAATGACAAGACCTATTTTCTGGCCGAAACGACCGCCAAGAACAAAACAATCGAAATCACCCTCGTAAAAGACAGCCACGGTAGTCTTCTGAATGAGCACGAGATTAAGCTTGACCTCTGCCGTGCCGTACTCGAATTGCAGCGTGGTGGCTACATCGTCACGAAGGTCCGTGCCCTTGACTACGACATCGAGAATGTCGTGGATGTGTTCCATCTGCCGGAGTTTGAGGAGGCTCGCGAAAACCCGATGCCCGATATTGTATCCGGCGTCATCACCTCGAACTTCGATTCTGGTGCATCGTTCCATCTGCCGTGCAAGGTGAACAAGAAGACCCGCGAGGTGTTTGCTGTGGAAGTTCCTGCACAGCCCTGCTACGATGACTCGTTCAAAAACGCAACCGTGAATGTCGATGGCGTTGACCGCAGTCTGCTCAATCTCACCGACATCGTGAGCGAGTATGACAGCGATGACTACGACGGCGTTCTCGATGCTCTGTATCATGTTCAGGCAAAGAACGATTACTGGGAGAACGACGGCGAATCTCTGACGGACCTCATCCACAAATACCGCTGGTATATCCTGAAAGATGCCCTGATGCAGCGTGGCCGCGATGCCGTCACGGATTTCATCGGGACCGACATCAGCAGCAGCGAGTTCAGTCGTGTCCTCGATGAAACGGAAATGGTGATGCCGGACGAAACCTTCGAGCAATTCTGGGAAAAGTACATCTGACCAATACCAATGCGGTGGGGCAAGACACTCCACCGCATTTTTTCGCAAAAATACGCAAACAAACCCACTGTCTAAATCAGACAAGAAGGAGAACCATATGAGCATTTCACCGAAAAACGAAGCATCTCAGAACAACACCGCCAAACGCCGCGACTATATCTCGTGGGACGAGTATTTCATGGGCATTGCGATGCTGTCCGCGATGCGCAGCAAAGACCCGAACAGTCAGGTGGGCGCATGTATCGTGCGCGACAATAAAATCCTGTCTCTGGGGTACAACGGTATGCCGATTGGCTGCGATGACGATATCATGCCTTGGGGCAGGGAAGGAAACGAACTCGAAACCAAGTACATGTATGTCTGCCACTCGGAGTTGAACGCTATCCTCAACGCCGGGAAAGACCTGCACGGGTCTACGATGTATGTCACGCTTTTCCCCTGTAATGAGTGTGCGAAAGCAATCATTCAGAGCGGGATAAAGCGTATCGTGTATCTCGACGACAAGTACCGAGATGCGAACAACAATGTCGCTGCACGACACATGTTCAAGATTACCGGGGTAGAGACTAAGAAATACGAGCCCAGTGCCCGCAATGTCACCCTGAACTTGTAATCATCACAGCCGGTCTAAAGACCGCCACAAAAATAAGGAGTACAACAATGAAAATCCATCATACTGCGCTTGGCGTATGCGACACCTACGAGGTCGTAACGGAACCGCCTCTCGGCTATATCATTTGGAATATCGGCGATAATGCACCGGAAGGCTACCTCCCGTTCTGCAGACTCAAATTTATGCAGCCGTTTGAGGGCGGACGCGAAATTGACTCGGATACCCTGAAAGCCATGAAGTGTGACGGTGCAAGGGTAATCTTAGCCGCCACCGGACTGGGTGCCGAAACCTCCGCCGAGATGAAGAAGTTCATCAAGAAGCACGAACGCAACCACCGCAAGAGTTGGGAGTGCGAAAGAATGCGTGCCGCTATCCCGTATCTTGAGAGAATCGGAATGTAATACCATCGAGCCGTCTCCGCATTGGAGGCGGCTTTTTTGTTTATCGTCAGATTCCTGTGTTCGGTAATTTCTCTCTCAATGTTGCATAATCGTGCGAACCGGATACAATAGAAAATATCGAGACAACGCAAAGAGGTGAGAACACTTTGGAACAGCTTGAAATAATCATTCCGGGCGGTCAGAAACTTTCCGTCCGTGATTTTGTTGAATGGGAATATAACGGCGGCAAGGCGGATTTTCAGCCGGATGAACACTATCCTCTATGGGGAACTGTTCCTATTGAGGATAAGTTGCGATATATTGCAATCAGTGTGTTTGGTGATTTGGCGAGTTACGGAAAATACAACAACCGAATCGGCGTTACGGACGGTGAGTCGGAGCACTACTTCTACTTCACGGTTCAGGGCAAGGATGAAGATATTCTTCTCGCCTTGAATGTCATGCTGAATGTGATATATACGAGCGCAGAGGGGAAATGCCGCAAGGAAACCGGCACATCTTTCGCGGAACTGCCCCTGATGCAGAGATTCGATGCCATCACCCGATACATCGAAGACGAGTTTGAGACCTGCCTTATGATGCTTTCAGACATCCCGTACATGCAGTGGACCTGAATTCGTAAAAAGTTGTTGCACATTCGTGCGAATTGGGTAAAATGAAGACTGTAAAGTGAATCAGTGGGTGAGTTTTTTGCCCGCATCACGAGAAAAAAGTGAATACTGAATACAAGAAGCAAGTTCTTTCGGGAGCTTGCTTCTTTTATTTTGGGAGGTTTCTATGACGCATAAGAAGTTGCTGGAACGCAATCGAAAAATTACCGATGCACTGCAAAATGGCGCAAAGGTCACGGACCTCGCGCAGGAGCACGGACTCAGCCCACAAACCGTCTACCATATCGCACAGGCTGAGATGGAGAAGCGGCGGAAAGTGACTTTTACGGAGTGGAAGGACAACCGCAACGACGAGATACGCAACCAGTATCAGGAAGGCATTTCAGCCGAAGAACTGGCAAAAGCTTTTAACCTTAACCGCGCCACGATTTTTCGTATTCTGAAAGAAGGCGGGGATTCCTACCACCGGCACCTCGACACGAAAATCGAGACCTCTACTTTGCGCCGCATTAAAGATTTCAAGCAGGGGTTTGTGGACTACGCGAAGAAGAACCCCAACACGCCGGTCGAGAACCTTGCTCGGGAATACGGTATCAGTCCCTCTTCCGGATTCAAGTATCTTCATGAGGCCGGTATCTATCGCGGCAAGGGACGCAAAAAGAAGGCAGCAAAGCCTAAGGGGTGAACCAGTAATGGGGAAAAGGAAAGCAACCCGCAGCGAAATCATCGAGCGAAACAGGAAGATTGTCAAAGACTATGAGGACGGGCTATCGTTTGAGCAGCTGTCCGAGAAATACGGGCTTTGCGTCAGGACCTGCTATCGCGCTCTCGATGAAGAACAACAGGCGCAGCGCATTGCGGAAGAACAGGACCATGCCAATCTGGTCGATAAAATCGTGGCGGAGTATCAGAAGAATACAGCTGTCCGCGACATTGCCGAAAAGTACGGTGTTTCCATTGGGTATTGCAGTGCCATTGCTGTTCAGGCCGGAATCAGCAACAAAGAACTCAGTCACCGTCGCATCACCCGCCGTCAGCAAAAACGCAACGATGAAATCTTCGAGAAATACCAAAACGGCATCGACGCCAAAGACCTCGCTAAGGCATACCATTATTCCTTGCCGGGTATTTACAGTATCATCCGGCGCGTTAGAAAACAGAAATGTAAAAGAGACTAAGTCCCCTGCATGATGTTGCAGGGGTCTTTTTTTTATGAGGGAGGTAAATCTAGTGAACGATAACGAACGGACATTGCTTCGGTATGTGGTGGAAGGGGATATTCGGAAATCTCAGCAGCAGGCGAAAATCGTGTTGGAGGGGCTTACTACTGTCAAGGACAAAGCGTTCAAGGAAACCTGTCTGCGAACACTTGCAAGTAAAAGTCCTACGCTAATCGAACTGCCATATAACCTGCAGGGGCTTTTGGTAGCGGAAGATTTGAGTGCTTTCCGAGAAGACCGGTTCCTCATCCGAGACGACGAGAAAGCGGTCATAGAAAAGATGTGCAAGACGCGCCGTGCTGCGCTGCGGTTGCAGGAGATGGGGATTCACTATACGAGTTCTCTTTTACTCATGGGCGAGCCGGGAACCGGAAAGACTGAATTGGCGCGGTATATCGCTTATACGACGAACCTTCCTTTCGTGTACACGAATTTCTCCGGTATGGTGAATTCCGCTCTGGGCAAAACACAGAAAAATATCGGTATGGTATTCGACTATGCAAGAAAAAGTCCGTGCGTGCTCTGCCTCGATGAGATTGACGCTATCGGGACACGGCGCGGCGGCAAGGACGATGTTGCGGAAATGAACCGTGTGACGATTGCCCTGATGCAGGAGCTTGACCGACTCGGCAACGACATCATCCTTGTCGGGACCACGAACCGTCCCGATACGCTGGACGATGCTCTGCTCCGGCGCTTCACCTTTGGGCATACGGTAAGACCTCTGTGCCGGGACGATGCGCGTACCCTCGCAAGGATGTTCTTTGCATCAGTAGGGTATTCGGCATCCGATGCGGAAATTGAATCGCTGCTCGATGACACTTCACAGTATTATACCGCAAGCAAAATCACGAATCTTTGCATCGACCATATCATCGACTGGGTAGCAAATCAGGAGGATACACCATGCATCGGAAAAGTTTAACCGGAGAAGCAAAGCTGAACCGCGATAAGGCAATGCTGAACGATTATATCGCCGGTATGCACATCGCGGAATTGGCTGAAAAATACGGTATCGGCTGCACGAATGTTAAGAAATCCCTTGAAGTGTTAGAGGGTTTTGATGCTGTGCGCCGCAATGACCGCAAAAGCCCGAATCGGAAACCCAACAATCAGAAACGATTGTCGAAAGCCGACATGGAGCAGCGGAATATTGAGATTGCGCAAGACTACAAAAACGGGGCCTGGACCTTTGAAATCGCTGAGAAATACAATCTCTCTGGACAACAGGTCTATCATATCCTGCGCAGAAGCCCTGATTATACCCCGCACAAAGAGAATATCGGGTCAGCTGTACAGTTCAAGAAACGCAAACGCAATGCTGAAATCGTTGCGGATGTCAGGGCAAATCCGTACATGACTGTCGGAGAAATCATGGACAAGTATGGGTTATCGGAATCCACCACCTATCAGGTATTTCGAGAAGCTGGGCATCCGATTTCTGGTGGTCTTGTCCGTTTCGGCCCTGAACCGCCTATGAACATTCCGGAATTCAAGCACAGCCCGAAAGTATTGGGGCTGCGGCGTGAAGCCTTGGAAGACACCAAGACCCCGGAGGAAATCGAAGTGCGGAACAACGATATCCTGAGAGACTACAAAGCGGGTGTCAAGGTAGAGAATATCGCAGTACGGTACAATGTCACGCCGCGATTCATTGCGGGGCTTATACAGAAACACCGGGCACATCACCCCCTCTACCGCAAGAACCTGCGCGGCAACGCTAAAATGAAGAAGAAGCTGCCGGAAGAAGTCTGCGAAGGGATTGCAGTAGAATACCAGAACGGGAAAAGCGTCTCCGACATTGCTAAAGACCATAAGATTGCCGTGGGTCAGACCTATAAGATTCTGCATGACTACGGAAAGCTTTCTGAATCGCTGACAGAAGCCGAAACTCGTAAAGCCACGCAAAGTCGTTCTCCTATCACGGATAATGTAAAAGCCCGAAACCGGGAATTTGCGGAATTTGCACGGATGAATACCGGCAAAAATCTGCGTGACCTTGCGGATATATATGGTATCTCCTACAGCACAGCTGTAAATATCGCAAAGTCCGAAAACATCCATAAACGGGCAGGGGTGGTTGTACCGTGAGAGATTTCGAGTGGCGGTATCGCAGGCATCGTGGCACGGTAGCAGAGGAATGTCCCCGCGTTGCTGCTATGTGGCATCCGACAGCCAATTCTGTATCGCCGCAGGAAGTCACCTGCGGCAGCAATCGTAAAATCGCTCTTATCTGCCCGAAATGCGGATACGGAAAGAACGGAGAATGGCGTCCCTCTATCGCCGGTGCCTGTCGAACAGGCGGCGGATGCCCGGCGTGTTCCGGAAAAGTCCTTGTCGAAGGTGTCAATGATGTAGCTACCGTACATCCCGAAATCGCTGCACAGTGGCATCCGACACTTAATGAGTTCCCGCCCACGCGAGTGACTTCCGGAAGCGCAAAGCATGTATACCTTGTCTGCAAGGATTGCGGGTACGGCGCAAACGGAGAATGGCATCCGATGATTGCTTTTGCCTGCGGGTCCGGGGGAGTACATACCGGATGTCCCGAATGCGCCAGAAACTCACTGAGAAAGGCCATGAGAGCCCACTACGCCAAAACAGCAAGGAAACCTGTAGTATCAGTTGCATGCCCTCAAATCGCCGCTTTGTGGCATCCTGAAAACGAATTCGGCCCCGACATGTATACGACCGGCAGCTGCAAAAATATCCCGCTCGTATGCACCGCATGCGGGTACGGCAAAGACAAAGACTGGACGCCTTCGATTGCTGACGTTTGCCGGAAAGGCGCAAAGTGCCCGTTTTGCGGTAACATCGTGAGGTAATACCCTTGTACAGACAGAAAAACAAGACTCCCTATAACATGGCGGGTCAGATGAAGGTAGGTCTGATTGGTGAATCTGTCACCATGCACTATCTTGACTACTATTGTGAAAAGCACAAGGACAGGATTGCAGGATTTTCGGATGTACGGGATGACAAGAAATATCAGGAAGACGACATCGACTTCATTGTATACAGAAAAGACGGTTCTTCATTCACGGTTGAAGCAAAGGCTGACACCTACAAAACCGGGAATGTCTTCCTCGAAACAGCGGTGAATAGTTTCGCTATCGGAGAAGATGACAAGCTGCTGCGATTTGGAAAATACCAAAAAGCGATAGCCAAGCACTCGAAGGGATGGCTGTATAAGGAAGCTGACTATATCTTTTATTATTTCACCGAGACCAGGCAAATATATGTCTTTGAGCGCATGGCGGCAATGCACTATCTCAATTTCGCTCTGTGCTCGGATACGGTGTTCGTCCACGATGAACGAAGACCTTTCGGGAGGGCTGCGGAAAACAAAGAGCAGCGAAGTAACTACATGCAATACTACGGTACAGGCTTTTGCGTGAACGCGGAACAGATGCGCCGTTCTGATGTCATCGACCACCGGATGCATCGCGTAGGCAACAAGAGTCTGCGATTTTCGGAGCGCATCGAGCCCGGGAAAGTGTTTGAACATTTTGTAAATCATACTTGTATTTGATACACTTTCGCGCCAAAATATGGTATAATGCAAGTACAGATACAGAAAGCACTATATGTTGTACTTATGTACAACATTTTCCGTTCTGGACACTGTATGTGGCACTTTTGCGTTGACAAAATATGCGAATTGCAGATAATTTGTAGTAGGGTAATTTACCTATTTTTCGGGAGAGTTACTTCTCCCGAATATGCTTCTGTAGCTCAGATGGCAGAGCAGCTGTTTTGTAAGCAGCAGGTTGCAGGTTCGAATCCTGTCGGAAGCTGATGCCGGGAAGATGACCTCCACGCGGTCGGCATCGGGCAACAGGCTTAACCTCCCTTAGCTTGGCAAACATCTTCGCAGATAACATAAAACTCTTAGAAGATACCAGATATGCTCCGAAACAACATCATAGTTTTACACACACTTACATACACATCTGCTTGCAGCTGGTTGTAGAGCGGCGGCAAGCATCGTATCTGGTATCCCATAAGAGTTGCCGCTCATAAAGACAGCCTCCTCGCGGCGAGCGGCGGTAACACGGGTATTGAGCTCCCCGTGGCAAATGTCTTTTCTCTTGGGTCGTTAGCTCAGTCGGCAGAGCATCGGACTGTTAATCCGAGCGTCGCTGGTTCGAACCCAGTACGACCCGCCACGCGGAGTATAGCAAAGGTAGCTTACCAGCCCCATACGCTGGCGGTTGCAGGTTCAAGTCCTGTCTCCGCACCCATCGTCCATGCCATGACGTTAAACCGGCTATTCATGTCAATCGGTCGGACGTAAAATGACCGAAATATTCTGGTATCGAATACGAAGGTTGCAATGCACCATGGTTAATTCGCCCGCAGCGCACGGGAAAAGGTGGTTCAACTCCACCTGCCAGAGCCATGACCTGTTGGAAGCGATTCTAGCAGGTCAAATAAAACAGGGGGGCACTCCGATGCAGTAATTACCGCGTCCGAATGTCAAAATCAAGGAAAGGGTCACACCGATGTACTGATTTGCCTGATGGCGGGCAGCTCCCGCCTTAAAACACCATAATAGGTAGCGCCTATCTGAGTGCGTCTATACCTCGGCGCACTCAGCCACCCGATGGGACAGCCTCCACGCGGCGGGTGGTGGACAGCGACTATGATTGTCACTGACGAATGTCCTTTCAGGAACCGCATTGCATTCCCTGTGCAAACGGTATCCTAAACGGTCAGGAAGCCGTGTGGGCGAGTGCTTCCTCTTGTGCTTCGGCGCAGAAACAACAAATCTCGTCCCGCTAAGCATGCATCGTACGAGCATCCCCGTTAAGCCGGGGCGCAGCCAGACGCGACATAGCCGAAAAAGGCGAGACTGCTGCGCGGCATCTGGTAAGTTTGCCGCAGTCTTACACAGCCCATAGCATTCCGTTGACCCGAATTGACAGGGAAGTAACGGCAGGGCTTGAATTGAAGTTGACCAGTGTCCAAAATGCTTTTCCGGATTCTTTCGTATCGTCCACGCAGAGATTCGCGGAATCGCTAAGAGACATAAAGATGATGTTTCGGGGATGACGACCTACTAAACGGACATCATGGCGGGGCTAAGAGAGGGTTCACCCGCTTTTTCTCATGCAGGCATCGTATAGGGGTTAATACACCCGCCTTCCAAGCTGGTCACGCGGGTTCGAATCCTGCTGCCCGCTCCACCGTCGCCGTCACCGTACGCCACGACATTAAATTTGGCGAGCATGGTCCACTTGTGGTCCGCTGTCGAATGCCAACGGACAGCCAAAAAATCAATCGGCAAACAGGTGCTGCACCTGAAGGTATCCGAAAGTCTCGGCATCAGTCGCGAATGGTGCTGAAAAACATCGGAGAGGATACAGCGCAGAATCCTCCGGGGTTGCTACCGGATGGTGCTGGACGCGAGGTTGGCTTCCTCGCCGAGGGGTGATAACCAGCATAAAACACCCTACCGTGCTTGGTTAGCTCAGTTGGTAGAGCAGCGCATTCGTAACGCGCAGGTCGGCAGTTCGAGTCTGCCATCAAGCTCCACGGTCCGATTGGGTGACGCGCTCTTTGAGAATCCGCCCAAGAAGCTGTCAGCGGGGGCATGCACTTGCTGACGGTTGGCTAAGTCCTTACGGAAGTCGTCGTAGCCGGAACCGAACACGAATGGGCAACGTAAAGCCCCGCACGGCAGAGCGTTATCTGCTATAGCGCATGACAACTCTAAGTAGGAAGGAGATGATTCCGATGGAGCAGGCAATTATCAACGTCGAAGGCACATCAACGATTGAAACCGCAGCGGCGGCTAAGAAGCTGATTGAGACCTTCGGAAGTCAGAACATCCGTGCTCTCTCGGTTAAGCGCGTGGACGAGAACAGTAACGAAGTCGTTGTTGAACTCGATTTTGTACCGGGTCTGGCACCGCATCTGCACGGCTTCGCTTTGCAAGTCAATGGCTTGACTGCGGGTTACGACGGCACCGGCCCCTCGAACCTGTACGAAGTACTGCAAGCAGCTGGCGTCGATGAGCGCCTTCTGACGCGTGAGGATATCACGCAGAAGAGCGACAAGACCATTCCGCTGCATCTGGAGCGCGAGGTCAAACAGTACGGCGAACTTCACTACGCGTAATTACTGGCGGGTCCTTCCCGCCATCATGGGGGCATAGCTCAGCTGGGAGAGCACCTGCTTTGCAAGCAGGGGGTCGAGGGTTCGAATCCCTTTGCTTCCACCACCAGACACATCTCCATCTTGGAAATCGTCTCTGGGCGTGCATTGTACTGTTACACAAGCGCAGTACGGTCATTTATTTGGTGCGGTACTCCTTAACTACACCACGAAGACGATAATCCTGCCCGCACCGCCCCCACCTGAGGGTCATTTACACAGGGTTACGTCAAGCCGAAAACATCATGCCGAGTGGCGAAAACGGCTGCGGCATGGGCGAGACAAATTCGTCTCGTCAGCCATCTTTTGAGAGCGACCTCCACGCGGTAGATGGCGGGCAACGCAGATTTCTGCGGCTAACACTCTCTGATTCTTGGATAGGTGTCCGAGTGGTTTATGGAACTGGTCTTGAAAACCAGAGATGCATCCGCGTCCGTGGGTTCGAATCCTACCCTATCCGCCATCAGCAGTCGGATACACTCTGTACCCGGCTGCTTTTTACATATTTGCGCTTCTTTTCATCGTACCAGAATCGTTTTTTCCTGATAGGAGCCTCTCGGATTCTGTTGCGATTTGTGAACATTACGTTAATCATGGTTGTACTCAGTACACTTTCAAGGAAAAATGTGGTATAATGCATATAGAGCGACAGGGAAAACGAAATATCAGAAGTCCTCCGCTCTTAACATCGTTTCGTTGATGTGGGGACTCACCCCACACAGTAAAAAAGGAGAAGTAAAATCATGCGCAAAAAGTCTATGATGAAGAATGTGCTTGCAGTTGCCATGGCTGCTACAGTCGCAATCTCTGTTACCGGATGTAAGGGCAAGAAGAATCAGGATGCTGCCTCTTCTGCTCCTTCCACCAGCCTGAGCGATTCCGCAAGCACCGCACAGTCCGAAACCCCTGACACTGCCGAGAAGGAAGACACCAGCGCGGCGGCGTCCGAGAGCAAGGCTGAGAGCAAGCCCGATTCCGATGCTGCCAACACCGAGAACAAGACCGCTGAGTCTGAGGCTGCTTCCGACAAGGCTGAGAAGCCCGCCGCCAGCCAGAACACGAACCCCGACAATGTTTCTACTAAGGACGGTCCCGCTAAGGCTCCCGTCTACAACAACCATAAAACCACCACCGGCACCAAGACTCCTGCCCAGAAGCCTGCTGCTGTGACTCCCGCTGTCGCTCCTGCCGAGAAGAAGTCTCAGCCCGTCTACACCTTCACCGTACGCCATCATGACGCCACCTGCACCACGCTGGGCTATGATGAGCATATCTGCAACGAGTGGGGCGGTATGAACTACAACGACAACTATGTTGCCGCCAAGGGTCATAGCTGGGATAACGGCACCGTGACGAAAGCTGCCACCTACACTGAGACCGGCATCAAGACCTTCAAGTGCAAGGATTGCGGTGAGACCCGTACTGAGGAGATTCCTTCTCTGGACAAGACCTACCACATCCTGCAGGTCGTTGCTCCCACCTGCACTTCCGAGGGCTATACCATCTATGAGTGCAATGAGGTTCCGGGTCTTACTTACAAGGGCAATTTCACCGACAAGACCCCGCACACCTATGATGAGGGTGTCGTGACCAAGGAAGCGACCATCTACGAGAAGGGCGTCAAGACCTTTTCCTGCTCTGCCTGCGGTGATACCTATACCGAGGATATCCCGATGGTGGAGAAGACTTGGCACAAGGGTGATACGGTTGCTCCCACCTGCACTGAGCAGGGCTACACCGTCTACATCTGCGACCAGGACGCTACGCTGACCGAGAACCGCGATTTCGTGGACGCTCTGGACCATGATTGGGGCGAGGGTGTCGTCACCAAGGTTGCTACCTGCACTGAGGATGGCGAGAAGACCTTTACCTGCTCTCGTGACGGCGCGACCAAGACTGAGGTCATCCCGGCTGTGGGTCACAAGTGGGATGATGGTACTGTCACCACGCCCGCTACCTGTGAGGCTTCCGGCGTGAAGACCTACAAGTGCCTGAACGATGGCTGCACCGAGACTAAGACCGAGGAGATTGCCGCGCTGGGTCATAACTACGATGACGGCGTTGTCACCAAGGCTGCTACCTGCACTGAGGATGGCGTCAAGACCTTCACTTGCCAGAACGACAAGAGCCATACCTACACCGAGGTCATCCCCGCAACCGGTCACGATTACGATGACGGCGTTGTGACCACCGAGCCCACCTACACCGAGAACGGCGTCAAGACCTTCACCTGCCACAACTGTGGTGATACCTACACCGAGAGCATTCCGGCTCTGGGTTACACCTACAACGAGACCGTGGTCGCTCCTACCTGCACTGAGGACGGCTATACCATGCACGAGTGCGTGGAAGATGCCACCAAGTCCTTCAAGGACAACATCGTCCCTGCGCTGGGTCATGAGTACAAGGAAGTCACTACTCCCGCCACCTGCAAGGACGCTGGCAGCGTAGACAAGGTCTGTGAGCGCTGCAACGATAAGCAGCATGTCCGCGATATCCCCGTCAATGAGGAGCATCAGTGGGACGAGGGCGTTATCACCAAGGAGCCTACTGCCACCGAGCCGGGCATCAAAACCTATACCTGCACCGTCTGCAACAAGACCAAGACCGAGAGCATTGCCAAGGTCCATGTCCACGAGTACACGGGTCTCGGTGAAATCGTCAAGGAGCCCTCTTGCGAGACTGAGGGCGAGCGTTGGATGTACTGCACCAATGATGGCTGCGACAGCAAAATTCTCGTTCCTATGCCCGCTATCGGCAGCCACGACTGGGACTTCGAGCACACCGAATGCCTGAAAAAGGCTACCTGCACCGAGCCGGGCACTATGCTGATGCACTGCAAGCGAGATGCTTCCCATACCATGACCTACTCCTATGGTGGTACTGGTCATATCTGGGATGAGGGTGTCATCACTACCCAGCCCACGCATGACGAGTACGGCGTCAAGACCCTGCACTGCAAGAACTGCGATGCGACCATGACCGAAAAGGTCCTGCCCACCAAGTACACCTTCACTGTTACCGTTGTCCCGCCGACTTGCACCGAGGACGGCTACACGATGCACAAGTGCAACGAAGATGACAGCTTCTCCTACAAGGACAACATTGTACACTCCACCGGTCACCATGCCGAGATGCGTGTCATTGAGCCTACCTGCAAGGAAGAGGGTCGCACCGAAATCTACTGCACCGTCTGCGGTGAAGTGAGCACCGTTCTCTCTACCACGCCCAAGAAAGACCATACTTGGGATAACGGTGTCGTTACCACCGAGCCTACCACTGAGCATGAGGGTGTCAAGACCTACACTTGCACTGGCTGCGGCGAGACCAAGACTGAGTCCATCGCTCGTCTGCCCGCAAGTGCCAAGGTGGCTGCAAACTCTATCGTAGCCGGGGCTGAGCCTGTTGTCGAGGTTCCGGCGCAGGAAATGAGCGCCGAGAGCATCAACGCCGAAACCTATGTCGCAGAGACTCCGGTTGAGTCTGCTGTACCTGCTGAAACTCCTGCCGAGCCCGTTGCTCCTGTTGAGCCCGCTGTACCTGCTGAGACTCCCGCCGAGCCTGCCGCTCCTGTTGAGTCCGCTGAGACCGAGAAGTCTGCCGAGACTTCCGAGGACAGCACCGACACCAAGCAGGAAGATGCCGACATGCCTAAGGAAACCGAGGCTGAGGTCGTAATCGTTGAGGGCGCTGCGGAGTAAATCTCCCGTTTTCAACACTACAACATAGGTCCGCAAAGACCTGAATCCATCGAGGCTTGCCGGGAAACTGGCAAGCCTTTTTATTGTCTGGCAGACCCGCATGGTGCTGCTTGCGAAACAAAGAAAGGTGATACGAATGATTGATTACATTGAAAAAGCAAAGACGTTCGCTATGATGGCGCACAAGGGCCAGACCGACAAGGCAGGGGAAGACTACTTCACGGCGCATGTGGCCGTTGTCGCAGACGGCGTTGAGCCTGACCCGCTGGTGAAAGCTGCCGCCTACCTGCACGACACGGTGGAAGATACCGGCACCACGATAGATACCATCAGAGCGGAATTCCCTCAGGAAGTGGCTGAGGCGGTCTCTGTACTGACTCGGGGGAAAGATATGACCTACTCAGAGTATATCTGGCGTGTTAAGCAAAACGACATTGCCGTCAAGGTAAAACGCGCAGACCTCGTCAGCAACATGGACCTTAACCGAATCCCGTATCCTCTCACAAGCAAAGACCTTGCGCGAGAAGCCAAGTATCTCCGTGCCTACAAGATGCTTGACGGCAGAAAGACCGTTTCTGCTGTAAACCCCTATGCTCTGTATGACTATCTCGTTACCTGCGGCTGGGAGAGTGACCTTTCTGAGAACCAGACATCCGAATCTCCCGTTCTGAAAGCGCCTTTCGGCTCCTACAAGGTGCTGGTTCCCCTTGATATGCAGCGCACAGACTACGAGCAGCGCCTCAGAGACGCTCTGGAAACACTTTGCTTCTTCGAGGCGGCACCGATGTGCGATATCCTCGGAACGCTCTTATACTGGACGCCAGCACCCGCAGAGAGCAAGCCTTGAGCCAAGAAAACGCCATTTTAGAAACTTGCAAAGACTCGCGTTTGTGTTGCTGTTGTTTTTGACTGTTTTCTGACGAGGAAGATTCAGCGCTGATTCGCGCCAGACAAATACGACAAGCAAGCGCACAAAATGCGACTCGCTCAGATGTTAATTGTTTGTGAATCATACTTGTACTCACTACAAATCTGCATCAGAATATGGTATAATACAATCATAAAAACAGCGATAAAATGTGATATTCGCTGCAAAATCAAGCCATGCAACTGTCGTCTGTTTTCGTGGGCGACATACCATGCTCCAGTGGCGGAATTGGCATACGCGGCAGATTCAAACTCTGTTTTCTCCGGGTTCGACTCCCGGCTGGAGTACCAAAAACTTAGAAGCTTTTTCAGGGGTGATTTCGTGAACACTATAAGCGCCGTGACCATCGGAAAACTTATCGCCGCGCATCGTGAAGGCAACGAAGAAAAGTTCCGCGCCTATGTCGAATTTATTGCCAAAGCCTACGAGGAGCAGGGAAACGACCGCGCCGCCAACATCATCCGCAGTAACTATACGGGTGATTATGGCAAGCAGGGGAAAGTCGTTCTGGATGAAGCAACAGAACAGACTACATACTACGAGACAGGCTGGTACGAACCCGAAATCTTAGGCTCTGGTGGTTCCTATCGCGGAATTACAAAGACAAGCTCAGAGGAAGAAGCTCTGCAACAGCTACAAAAGCACACGGTGAACTATGCACAACGTATCACTGTATATAAGAAAGACGGCAAAACCGTAAAGCGTGAAGTTGCCGAATACGACCAGTGGGAAAAGAAGTGGAGGACATAATGAAGTGGAATGTATTTTCTCTCGAAGCCGTTAAAGAGGCATTAAAACCCAAGTTTGTGTTGGAGAAAGTCCGTTATGTGACGGACGACGAAGAGTACGGCGAGGGCGAGTCTACGCGCCTTGTCTTCCGTAATGTAGAAGAGATGCCGGAAATCGACTATATTAAGCGGACCGTCTGCACATTCATTCAGGACACCTATGTTCATTTTAAGGACAAAAGCCTCAAGCCGATGTGTATTTGGCAGGATAACCTCAACGAAAGCGAGGACCATATCCGTTATTCCACAAACAACCTTGTGTCGCCGCCGCTGGGACTCATTGGCGAAACATACATTTCTGACGAAAGCTACACACACAAGTGGCTGGTAGCCCAAGGAGGAATTGAACTTCTTGAGAGAGCGTCCATCACCATCGACGTAGATGTCATCTATGCCTATAACAATGTCGATAAGGTTGAGAAAAGTTCCGAAGACGGCGAAGTACATGGCGTTCTCATCAACAGTACAATGTATCTGCGTGAATCGGAAATCAAACAGGTTGCTCGGCTTATCAAGGACGAAAAGCTCCGTAACCGCGTATTGACGCTGATGCGCTTTCATCGCCGCATTGTGTCGGCTCCCGAAAAAGAGAATCGCAATATTCGGGAAGTTGCTTCTGCGCAGATGCTGAGTCAGGAGTAATCGATGGAGCATAGAATTTCAGAAGTCGGCGCTCAGATGCTCAAATATCAAGAGCAACTCGCCAGAGATTATGGATACAAGCCTATCCCACGCACCTTTTTCTGCGATGTGAGAGCCGAGTTTCAAAAGGAATTGCCGGAATGGTGCAATGTGTCCGGTGACACGATTTCGCTCGAAACCGCTGATGGCACAGTCATTACCAACGGGTACAACCGTATCGTGATTGGTGACTATGGTGCATTTGTTGAGTTTTCCCGCGTCCAAGCCTGTATGCGCCGCCTCAAAATCAAAGAAGGGCAAATGTATCGCGCAAAAGACCCTCGCTATGCTGAGCATGTCAAATATCTCTGGCTTACGGCAGATGATGGTTCGAATGTGAAGGTTTATGAACAAAAGCGTCCGGTAGAATACGCTGATTATAAGTCGGGAATGCTGTATGTCAGTGTATATGAGGTGTTCCCACACATCTAAGAAAATCAAAATATGAAGTTTTACCCAGTTCAGGGTTGGTTTTTTTATCGAGAGTGCCGTAAAGACTACTGGCTCACGGAGGTAACCGACAATGACTGACTCAGACAAAGCAATTGCATTGCGCCCATCATACTGGGCAAGCGTATCTGGCGGAAAAGATAGCCTGTATATGCTCAATTACATACTGCACCATCTGGACAGATACCCGCTTGACGGCGTGGTTCACTTTGAACTCGAAATCGACTACCCGTTTATACATAACGTTATCGACTATATGGAAACGGAGTGCAAGCGAGCTGGCATCCAATTTGTGCGAATCAAGCCGAGGAAAACGTGGGAAGAATTGTATGATAAATGCGGTTTCCCAACAAGAAAAGTAAGATGGTGTAACGGTCACTATAAACTTGATGCAAAGCGGCAACTATCCGAATGGCTGAACGAAGTCGGTTTTTATGTAGTGCATTACATAGGCTATTGCGCCGATGAAGAACACCGTTTTAACAAGCGGTTGAGTGCCAAAAAGTTAGAGATATACCCTCTCGCAGAAAACGGCATTAACGAGGATGTGATTTTGGAATGGGCAAAGACACAGCCGATTTTCAACAACTACTACAAAACCAACAAGCGCTGCGGTTGTATGTATTGCCCCATGTCCTCGTATTTGAATAATTTAGCCGCCGCATTCTCGTGACTTTAGTCGTGAGTTAGGCGGCTTTTCTCTTGATTTACAATCTCACATATGGCATAATAATGGTGGTGATATTATGCAACAATTCGTCAATAATAACATGTCATATGGTAGAGGTTACGTCTACAATATTCAGTATCATATTGTGTGGTGTACAAAGTACAGGAAGCCCGTTTTAGTAAACGAAACAGAGCAATCGCTTAAAGAGTCTCTGCAGCAAACTGCTGAGACCTTAAAAATCAATATTGTAGAAATGGAATGCATGCCCGACCACATTCACCTGTTGGTGGAGTGTTCACCGCAACACTTTATCCCGGATATGGTAAAAGTGCTTAAAGGTAATAGCGCAAGGTGTATTTTTATGGCGTATTCCGAACTCAAAAAACAGCTTTGGGGCGGACATCTTTGGAACCCAAGCTACTTTGTTGCAACCGTGAGCGATAATACTCGTACTCAGATACAAGAATACATCGCTTCGCAAAAGATGAAAGACTAAAAGAAAGGAGGCTTCACGATGAAGATTGTATCCAGCTACGGCATAGAGATTAAAAAGCAGCATATGTTTGATGCCACGATTAAGATTTATCGTGAAGCTGTATCTTTCTTGATTAACTGCCTTAACAACGAGTGGCCTTATATTCAGGCTATCGACAAAGCAAAAGCACGGTTCAACTTTGCAGAGAAGCTTATTCATACGACTAAGTACAACACAGCAAAGTACGATTTCGACGCTAAGTTTTATAAGTTCCCCAGTTACCTGCGCAGGGCAGCCATTCAGGCGGCGCTTGGCTCTGTAAGCAGCTACTACAGTAACCACAAGAACTGGGAAACAAATGGCAAGGTTGGCAAGGAACCAAAACTTCAATGCGATAGATTCTGCTTCCCGGCTTTTTACAGGACGGTTATGTACGAGGAAAGCAACAAACCCAACCAGTGCTATCTGAAGCTGTATAAAGACAATGACTGGATTTGGATTCCAATTGCGATGCGTGCTACCGATGTCAAGTACATTACGAAATATTGGTCACATTGCGAAAAGAGTGCTCCTACCCTCGAAAAGAAGTACGGAAAATATTTTCTTCGCTTCGCTTTCGTGGAGAAGGTAGAACTCTCTGAAACTGAAATTCAAGACAGGCGCATCTGCGCTGTAGACCTTGGTCTCAATACTGACGCCGTGTGCAGCATCATGACTGCTGATGGAACTGTCCTTGCAAGAAAATTTATCAATTTTCCGAGTGAAAAAGACCATCTGTATCATGTGCTTAACCGTATCAAACGTAAGCAAAGGGAACACGGTTCCAACAGCGCCGCAGCTATGTGGCGTTACGCCAAAGCCTTGAATAACGATATAGCGAAAAAGGTTGCTGCCGCGATTACTGAATTTGCTGTACTTTATTCTGTAGATGTGATTGTTTTTGAACATTTGTCATTTACAGGCAAAAAGCACGGCGGCAGTAAAGCACAAAAGCTGACAATGTGGAAGCGTAATTCCGTACAAGATTATGTGACACAAAAGGCACACCGCTGCGGTATCCGGATTTCGCGTATCTGCGCTTGGGGCACAAGCAAACTTGCTTTTGATGGCAGTGGTGCTCTTAAGCGTGATGAAACCAACCGTGCCCTTGCAACTTTTGTAAGCGGTAAACAATACAACTGCGACCTGAGTGCGAGTTACAATATTGGCGCTCGCTACTTTGTCAGAGAGTTGCTAAAACCCTTGCCAGCGATGGTAAGGTCTCAGCTTTCGGCTAATGTTCCGGATGCTGAGCGTAGAATCCAAGTTACACTTGCCACGCTTAAAGTTCTGTATCCTGAGCTTAAAAAACTCAGTACACAGGCAGCGTAAGATGTACAGATGCTAACTGAGTTATTAGTTTTCTTGCGGTGATGGTTTCCATCTGGATGCCTGAGCTGAGGGATTACCGTATCTTTCGTTAGAACGCCGCCACCCATAAAAGGGGCGGGAAGCCCATGACTTCAGTCGTGGGAGGATTCAC